TTCATCTGAGCCTTTTTCTTTTGCTCAGTTTTTTCATAGGTCATTTGACACTATCAATCCAAGTAACTTTTTGAGTGTTTCTCTTGCTCTCTCAGCTTCGTCTTTCACCTGTTCCTCGCTTTTATCAGCAAGCCTAATCACCATTTTGTACTCTTCCTCTGAAACTGACTCTTTAAGCGCATGTAAAACAGTGACTGCCTCTGCCATAATATTGCTTCTTGTGCCTCTAAATGTAACTTCTCCGTCTTTTGCTTTAATCATCTCTATACCTCCATATTTTCAATCACAAGCTCTTTATCCTGTGTATGTTTTAACATAATCAACTGGTTATCAATCTGTGGTATTCTCCAATCGTCAACGCTCTCTGTATCATCAATGATAATTGGGAAATTAACGTTTGCCACTTTCTGAAAAGCTCGGCATATATCAACTTCTGTCAGCATCCTCGCACCATGATTCAGATTTCTCGCGTACGCTTCGCCATTGTAAACAAAGTCGCAGCACTCCTCGGTATCACCATTTAAGAGCGGTCTGAAAAGCTTTGCTGTGGCAAAATTCAGATACTTATTAACATCAGCCTGTAAAAGCTCATTCTTCTTACGTGTAAACTCTTTCAGCAAATCAAGCTTTCTCTCCCAATCAGCAATTTCTTGATTAAGGTCTTTCCTCTTATCTTCAAGGTCGGCTATGCTATCGTCTATACGCTTGTTATTTGCCACTCCAAGCTCAATCTTTGTGTCAACCGATGAAACTTGCCTTAGCAGTTCGTTTCGCTCGTTTTTAAGCTTTCTGATAAGCTCCGATGTATCGTTTTCATCTGCAAGAGCTTTCTCTTTCTCCTCGATTTTAGCTTTAAGCGCCTGATACTCACTGTTACCTGTCATATCAACATCAGTAGGTACCATTCCAAGCTCTTTAGCGATGTTATCACGTTCAAACTCGTTAGCAACAGTATCACGCTTTTCTGTCAGCTCCTTAAGTTCTGCTTCAAGGTCAGCTATTTCTTTCTTCTTGTCCTCAATAGCCTGTTTGAGTTCCTTGCTGACACTTGATAATGAATTGCCCTTATCCTCAAGCTCTTTAAGCTTCTTCAATTTTTTATCGCTAAAATCAGTTCTCAAACTCTCTATTGTATCTTCCGGCAATCTCTGACCGCACATCGGACAATTAACACTGCTTTCATCAAAGGAAAGTGCCTTCGCTTTTTTCCAGTCAGCACGTACCTTCGCTAAGTCTATTGCGCAATCTTCAATCTCTCTTTCGGAGCTTTTAATGCTAGCTTTTCCAGCTCTTATCATTGACTCTGTTTTGTGAATTGAAGCATTAAAATCATCAATCTGTAATTGTAGCTCCATGCGCTTTTTCTGATTGTCAGCATTGGCTTTTCTCTCCATGTCTGAAAGCTCAAATTTAAGGTTCATAATGTCCTCTGTGGCTTTCTGCTTGCTCTCTAAAATCTTGTTGTAGTCGGATAGCTTATCTTCAACTTCCTTAAGCTGTGGTTCATAGGCTTTCTTTGCAAGTTCAAGCTCCGCAAGGTCTGTATACTCATTGGTGGAATGAATTGTATCAATCCTTGTTGAGATTTCGTCTCTTTCCTTGACAAGCCCTTTTGAGCCGTTTCTACCGCCTGTGCCATTTAGCTTGCCACGGCATACTTTTTTGAGCTGGTCTACGTCCCCATCGTCAAACATTGGCTTAAGTTCAGCAAACTGTGGAAACATATCGCAGATTTCAGGATTTTTGTGTGTGCCAAAAAAAGTTGAGAGTGCTATTCTTTGATTTGTTGGCGATTTAAGCAACAACGTCATAGTGTTAAGACAAAATGGCAATATCTTGAGGTCTGCGATATTATCATTAATAAACTCGTTGTATTCAACCATTTTGTATGTAACATCATTGACATAGTAATCTGTATGTCCCGAACAAACTTCGCCGTCCTTATTTCTTCCTTGTCTTGTGATTTTTTTCAAAGTCTTTCTTTTTCCGTCAATCTCAAAGGTAACAGCCCTCACAATGTCAACATCGTCAATCTCAACTCCATTTTCGTCATGTGGTCTTATGCCTGTAATCTCTCTGTCATTCTCATCGTGACAATTCAGCACATCAAGAATAATTCTCTTAACTGTCGATTTGCCGACTTCATTTTGACCGGACAATACAGTTTTCATCGAAAAATCCGTGTCTAATGTGTTTTTGCCGTAGAATTTACAAAAATTCTGTGCAAAAATGTGTGTAATCTTCATTGTGTTTCCTCTCTTTCTATTTGTTTATGGTTTTTAAAATTAAGTTTCCGTGTAGGCTTGATTTTTTAACAACCCTTAAGTACGAGTCTGATTCTGATACGAAAAGCCACTCACCAGCCACGTAATGAGCCTTGTTGAGCAATAGCTTCTGCTCTCTTGTTAATGGCTTCAATCGGTATCTTGTATCACCTAACCTAATTCGTCTTACACTGCTCATTTAGCTTCTCCATTTCTTTATCTAGTAACGCTTGGAAGTCAAAGGATTTGTCTTTGTGCCGTTTAGCTCGATATAATTCTTGTAGGTAATCGTTAGCACTCTGACGTTTCAATTGGCTACCAATCGCAGTAGATGTCAAGATTTCCATTTCCGCTCCCCTCGTCATATACAATCCCTTGTATGCCAACAGGAGTATCAACCACAACTCCATGTGGTAAATCATCACTTGCAATTACCACATACTCGTTTTCATCAACTACAAGCCCATGCTCATTTAAATGTCTACCCGGAATGTTCAAACCACCTCCCGGTAACACTCTCTGCGAGTACCACGTATAAGTGTAATCGCCATATCGCACTCGCCCTAGCTTCTTAAACCGGCTACAACTGTATTTTTTACGGCAAGTTGGAACTGTCGGCTCTTCATAGGTCTGCTCAACTACAACCGGCTCATTCTGAACTACTGTTGGCTCAATCTTCCCAAGCATTACGCTATTTAAATAGGAAGTAACACCGGCTGTCAGCTCAACTTTGCTATCTGCTTTCGCTGTTATTGGCTTTAAGGTCATAGTTCCAATTATTAAAGTCGATAACATCAATATCCTTTTTCTTCTCATGCGGTTCGCCATCCTCTATGAGACATATTGCAATCAGTATCAACCAAAATACTGTTACGATTGCTCCAACGATGATACTCGCCGTCTTAATTCCGTATGCCACCGATAACCCAAGGAAAAATGCAAATGCTAATGCTCCGAAAATCGAATAGTCACAGCCGGTGTAAAACTTCTCTTTTAAAGTTCTTTTTCTCATACAATCACCTCACTATGCAAAACTCTGTTGAGCGTTTGCGTCATGAATAAGCTCATCAAGATACTTAGGCGCGACATAGCAATCAATGAACTCATGCACATCGTCTATATACTTTCTCTTGATACTCTTATAAGTAGATACGCAACCATACTCACGCTTTAACTGTGTCCATATATCAGAAAATGTCTTATGCCTGATACTGTTATCCCTGTATGCTTCGCTCTGCTTGCCACCGAGGATATTTACAACTCTGCGCTTAACATGCTGTTGTATCTCGTCAATATCGCAACTGTAAAGTGGTACATTTTCCTTAAGCTCGCTCACATCATCTTTGATGTCGTTTACTTTCTGCTCTAATTCTGTATAGCCCTGTGCCAACAACTGTATCTGACCGCCTGTTGTCTTTGGCATACCATAACTGCCTGTTTTTCTGATTGACGGAAGTACCTCGTCCATTACCCACCGCTCAAACTCCTCTGCGCTAGGCAATTTTGATTTCATAATTAGTCGGTAAATATCACCCTCTGTTATGAATAAAACATCTTGATTTCCACTATTGGTAGGGATGTTCCATTTTAGAACCCCCTTACAATGAGTCTGCACCGCCTTATGAGGTATTGCATATCCTAACGCTTTTGCAACATCACTTCCGGCAAAATATGTCTTATCGTCTTTAGTGATAGTTCTAATTTCTCCGAATTTTTCATTATTGAAAATTTGTAAATCGTTCATGTTTTCTCCTTTCTACTCGATAAAATAAGAAACTTCTACACCAAAATAATTAGCAATCTTAATTAGCTTGTCTATTTTTGGCATTGATTTTCCCGATTTCCAATCTGAAAAAGTACTTCGTGCCATTCCAAGCTCTTCTGAAAGTTTGTAAAACGAAACGTTTCTAGCTTTTATGAGCGTATCAAGTTTTTTAAAGCTTGCCTGTCGTTTTTTCTTATTCAATTTCCCATCTCCTTTCTTGACAATAGTTAGGAAATCCGTTACTATAAAAAGTGCCATATTAGGCAAAATACGCTAGGAGGCAAAGGCCTTGAAAGCAATTTTGATTTTGCCTGTTCCATATTTGCGAGGTCGCATTTAAAATGTAGCAATCGGTGTAGCGCATTTTGGGCAGTAAAGCTCGATAAAAAATCATGGTTGGCATGTCCGGTAATATGCCGTGCTACGCTAGATACTCCTCTCAATCCGTCAGCTAATGGCAATTAGACTGCTGAACTTAAACTGCATAAGTGACGGAACATTTAAAGAAGCATTGGTACTACACAGTGCGTCGAAAGACTGCAAAATGTATGTGGTGTAAAAAATAAGGCAACGGCTGTTGGTGGTAGTACACTAACAGCTTTTGTTTTTAGTTCAAAAATCCTAACTATGTCTTGATAAAAATTAGAAAATCGTGTATACTATGAATTGTCCAGAAACATAATATTATTTTCTCAATTTTATTTTTTATTGAGTTGAGATTTCCTAACTTCTTTTTTCATTCTACATTAGGAAGTCTTATTTGTCAACCCCAAATGTTGAGAAATCACAACTTTTTTTAAAGGAGATTTTCTATGTACGAAAGATATTGTAAATTAAGAGACTCAAAAGGGTTAAATGATTCAGAAGTGGCTAAATATGGAGGTTTTCCTAAAAGTACTTTTTCAGATTGGAAAAAAGGAAAAAGCTGTCCAAAATTGTTTAAGTTGGTAAAAATTGCAGAATGTCTTGATTGTTCACTTGATTATTTAGTTACCGGAAAAGAGCACCATTCAGTTGTCGAGGAGGCAACAAAAGACTTGGCTCTGTCGAAAATGGATAGCAAAATCAAGGACTATGCATTGAAATTATCTAAATTGTCGGATGAAGAGCAAGAAAATATTATGAATTTAATAGATATGATGTATGAAAATACTCAAAATAAATTAAATTAATAAGAAAGGTGGTATTTTATTATGAGTAAAACTGTTAAATGTCCTAAATTTGGTTGTGATGGTGTTGGCATACCTGTTGATACCAAGAAAAAATTCTCATTCGGTAAAGCACTCGTTGGCAACACAGTAGGCGGTCTCTTCGGACCTGTCGGTGCCGTTGTCGGTACTGCTACCGGGATTAAAGGCAAGAACGGCAAAACAAAGTTTGTGTGTTCAAAGTGCGGTAACGTTTGGGAAAAGAAAATATAACCACAAGGCAGAGTTTTTACTCTGCCTCTATTTTTCCTTTAATAAATATGTACAAGTACAATAACAGGTCTTTATCTTCCAAGCCCTCAATCATTTTAATTATTTCTTCTTTATATTCCATACAATGCCACCTCCGATACATCAATTATAGAACATTTGTTCTTAAACGTCAATATTAGGACGGCAGAAAAATCCACCGCCCTACCGAAACTTGAAGAGTTCTCTTATTTGAGAACATCATTAGTCTAGCATTGGAAAAATAAATATTGTGTCGAATATTGACAACATGGACTGTAAAGAATAGAATAGTAAAAAAGAACTACAAAAGGAGATGTTAATATGGCAAAAACAAATAAATGCAATTCCTACGTCATCAATGGTCAAAAAATCAATGTTAATGATATAATCAAGCATTATAATGGTAACTTAGGCATGGCTTGTAATGAAATATCGCAAAAGACTTTGGTTTCATTCGAAACAGCCAAATATTATGTAGACCTGTGCCAAAAAGATGAGCCATTCGTTAAGCAAAATTCAACGGCAAGCTTCACAAGTGGCATTCTCATAGCCGTTCCGCTTATAATGTTTATTGCAACAAAAATAGGACTCTTTCCGGTGGACAATGACCTTTTTATTGCTATGTTTGGCTTAATTTTTGTGTGTTGCTCTATTACTTCAATTATTCTCGGAATAATTGATTTAGCATCTAAGAATGAAATTCCGCGCAATCATGGCGGTTCTATCTTTGGCATTGTTGCTTCTGCGCTGATGTGGCTTGATTTTATTTTTCATTGAACTATGGAGAGGTTTCCCTCTCCTTTTTATTCTAATTGTGAAGTAATGTACTCATATTCCTCTTGCGATATTTTACCGCCTGCCACTCTGTCGAGCAATTCTTCCTTGGTTACTCTGTCACTCTCATATAGCCTTTTAAGGCTTTCAACTAATATTCTCATATTAAAGCACCCCCTCATCCATTAACTGCCTTGTATAGTTGTCTATTGCTTCCTCATCAGAGTGCTCGTTAATCTCTTTTACCTGTTCCATAGCAATAAGATACTGTGAGTATTCGTCCTGTGTCAGCTCGCGCTCCTCGTACTCCCAGTGCTTAGGCTTGTAAGTAAAATCGTCCTCACTCCCTGTTGCTTCAACCGATTTAATGTTTTTTCGCTGATAAACGATATTCGGAGAAGATGTTGTGTCAATGTCAAGCGGTTTGTCCGATTGCATACTTTCTACGAGCTTGTATTCTGTCATATTCAATGCACCTTGCCTTTCTGTCTACTGTTGAAATTTTGTGTTTTAGTTTTCCGAAATCTATAAATGGTTTAATATGTTCCCTGTAATAATCGTAAATATCGCAATTTTTAATCCACGCAAGAGCAGAAACCATTTGTTTTGAGTCAAATATTGTAACCTTTGTTTTTTGCCATATTCTAACTGCCTTAGCTCTTATTTTCTTAAGGATTGTTTTTCTTAAGGTAGTTCTATTCCTATAGAATTTATATCCCATAAAATCAAGTGGTCTGCCATATGTTGCTGGCTTTCCGTTCTTGCCGACATATGGATTTCGGGGCAAATAGTGAAAACGAAATATCTGCCAGTTCACCTTGACTATCAGCCCTAATTCTGCAAGCCTGTTGTCAATCACGGCTTTTACCTGGTGCAATTTCTTTTTGCTTGCACAAAATATAGCCATATCGTCAACATAGCGTGCATATTTCAGTTCGATACCGAGTGATTTGATTTCATGGTCAAGCTCACTTAAATACCAGTTAGCAAACCATACAGAGGTATAAAAGCCAAGTGGTAAGCCATTCGGCACGCAGTATATAACATTTTCAACAATCCGCATGAATTTAAAATCTTTGATTTTAGATTTAAGCTTTTCAATTAATTTATCCTGTGGAATACTAGCGTAAAATTGCTTCACATCAAGCTTATAACAATATTTAATGGTCTTACCGCCTTGCCTTATCCATTTGCATATACATTTCTTGCCATACGCACCGCCACGCTTAGGAACCGAGCCATAACTATGCTCATACATTCCCTTGTTAAACATGGGCTTAAGCACGTTTACTATCATGTGATGTACTATTGACTCCATAACTGTCGGTATTACTATCTTACGTTTCTTTCGTGATATTCCGTCATATATTTCTTTGGGCTTATGCTCAAAAGGTGTGAAGTTAATCGCATATTCTCTAATTTTGGGTATGTATGTATCAAGGTCTGCTAAAATTTTCCTAACCTTGTTTCTTCTCTTTTACCCTTAGAGAAATTCTTAATTGCAAGTATTATATTTTCGTCTGAAATAAATTCAGCATATAGATTTCTGTATGTTCTCATACGTATTCTCTTCCTATCCTCTCTACCACGTTCGACCATATCCTACTACTAGCAGTAGCTTGCATCGAGTTAATTTTTACCAAGGGGTACGGAATTTAGTCTGCATTCATTTTATTCCATGAATGATAGGTACAGAAGCCCCGATGTTCCACCTCGCATTACCAGCCTCGTTGTTCAAGTTCACGTAAAACGTGCCGCAATGGCGGCCGTTGTTCAGGTTGCCACCGAAAAGAGCAAAGGCGCAGACTAAATCCCTTATATAAAATTAACTACACACGTTTATAGTTACAAATTTTCTTAGGAGAAACGCGGTTTCTCCCTTTCTGCTTAGGCAGAAATTCCCTCTTCCCTGTTGCAAGTTATTTGTAGGAAAGAGAAGCCCCGACGGTCCACCCCGCACCACCAGCCCCGGTGTTCAAGTTCACGTGAAACGCGCCGCAAAGGCGGCCGTGGTACAGGTTGCCACCGAAAAGAGCAAAGGCTATAATTGCAATGTTAAACCAACAACCATCAGGATAATAGGTCGATGATGAGCCTGTAATTGATGTTGGGAACATGCCTAATGCCGTATATAGCATATCTTTGATATATCCACCACTTGTACCACTAGGAGTTGAATTAGGTATCTCAATATATCCTGTTCCGTCAGTGTTGTAGTTGGTTGCACTACTTCCGTCTTTTACGGATGGGGATAATTTAACCTTTGCCGTACCATTAGCAAGGATAAGCCCAACTGTTCTTCGCCACTGATTGCCATAATAATTCTCCATACCGAATACTTTAACTCCGGCTTTTCCGGCACTTTCGCCCCAAAATAAGCCTTTGCTATTCATTGTGCCGGTCTTAAGCAATAAGTTTTCATCACTGGCATTTTCGCTCATGCCTCGTCCGAATACATCTTGTGTGTCGGTAGATTTTCCCATGATGATAAGTAAAATATTAAGCAAGAGCCTGTCAACGTACTGCTCGATTTCATAGCCTGTACCATTAGCTCTTGCATATGTCATTTCTTGACTGGCTGTTTTTGATTTGATAACTGTTTGACCGCTTATTGAGCGTAGCTTATTGTTGCTGTCAAGCGAGCCATTATAAATTGGTGTGTAAAAATGAGATTTTTCATTGCCGTTAATATCAATGAAATTCAGATTTTTAAAATCTTTATCAGCTTGGTAGTTGGCAACATAAAGGCTTGCACTGTTTGGATTGCCTTTGTCGGGTGCAATTTTCCACCATATAATGTCTGTGCCATTGCCCCATTCCATCATAGCATTTCCATCGTAATCAACGTTTGCTATATCCGACGCACTGCCATCTATTTTTTTAGCCAAGTCGTTTTCATTGAGGTAATAGTCGACCTGTCCATTCGTTTTAAGCATACATGGTCTTGGCATAAAAAAGGCATTCGCCCATGAGCCGTAATCAAAAGTTCCGCTTGTGAAATTCATGTGTGCCGGAGTCATACCTACTGCGTCTGCTAAATATCTGACTCTAGTTTTTGGGTTACTATCCGCACTGTTGATGTGAACACCATAAATAACTCTTCCCTCGCTTAATTTTGTGCCAAGGGCTTTAATACTCTCAACAATTGCTTGCCCTGTTGTGTCTGATATAATGTCTATTCCGCTCATATCTAATCCTCCTTGCTTACATTGAGTAATCCGGCACTTGTCACGGAAAAAGTAATACCTCTTCCGTTTGCTTTTTGCTCGACAAGTCCGGCTTGCTGTTCTGCTCTTTGCGCGGCTTCATTTGCAGCCTTTGTAGCTGCGTTTGCTTGACTTACCGCCGTATCAATCTTTCCTGAAGCTTGTGCGACCTCGTTTGCTTTTTGTGAAGCGGTTTGCGCTGATTTTTGAGCCTGTGAAGCAGAACTGCTTGCTGAGGTAGCTTTTTCTGTCGCAGTTTGTGCTGATTCTTGAGCCTTTTCTACCGATTCTGCCATGCCGTCAAGATAACCCTGAATAAGTCTTTGAATTTCAACGTCAAAATCCTCAACAGTTCCCATTCGCTTAACTATTCCGGGTGCGAAACACATCCATATCTGCTGTTTTTTTGTGTCGGAGTCAGTCGATACCGCCCATTCTCCGGCTTTCATTTTTAAGGGGTCAAACTCCGCGTATGCCCCTCGTCTCATTTGAATTGCCATAAGCTATACCTCACTTTCGTCAATGCCTAATTTCTGACACAATCTTGAAAACTTATCTTCCAATTCATCTATGCGTTTTTGCATTTTATCAATCTTCTGCTCGTCTCCAGCAAGTCTTAGAATTATGAATTGCTCATAGTTCATGCCATAGTACAGTGTATCATCATCCGATGTGACTTTATTCTTGAAAATCATATTAAGGTTTTCATCGGCATGTCCTTTATCTTTAAGGTTCTCGATTATATCCTGCGCCATTGCTCCAAAATATAATGGTTTGTCTGAATATCCTTGTCTATTAAGATTGTATTGAAATAAATCGACCGAGCCTACTGCATCAATGTAATCTTGATTAATTGCTTTAATATTCTTTTTTAAGCGTTTGTCTGACGAACTCCATACCCAAGCATCATCAACTTGAAACCGCAAAGCAGTATCATCCCAGTCACAATGGTATGTATGTCCTGTTGCATTGCCACACATTGCATATCCTCTATCGGTTTCTCTGAATTTATCAGAGCCTATCTCTTGAGCATACATTGTCTGTGCACCTATAGAGCCTGTGGCTCCATAAAGTGTAATCAAATTCTCATCATTTTTAACAATTCGCAAGACCGCACCATTCATCCAAAGCTCATAATTGTTTCCCGAATTGTCAGTAGCTGTTAAATCAATCGTTGAATTACTTAAATTTCCGTTCAGTGCAATACTTCCACCGGACATATTAAGATTTGAAGCGGTTACTTTTCCATCGCTATCAACTGCAAACACTCCACTGCCAATATTAATTGTTCCGCCCACAATATTCTTGCCAGTAATTGTTGTTCCTGTGATGTCCTCTGCGTCAACTGAACCAGCCTTAACACTAAGTGCATCTACATAGCTTGTAGTCACTGTGTCTTTGGTTATTTGAGTGACTTTAGCAGTAGCTTCAGCCACATTAACCCAAGCAATTTTCACACTGCTATCAAGTGTCAAGCCTTTATTGTCAAGGATGACCAGTGTTTTACCTTTTGCATCCTTAACATACTGCGCACCACTTACATTGTTTTCCCCGCCTAAAGTAAGTGTTCCACCATGCGCCCAGTCAAAATTAATGCCGATAGCCGACATGACATTGAAAATAGCGTTTCCGTCTTTGTCAATTCCGCCATTCCACGTTTTACCATAATCGCTTGATACAGCCATGCCATTAGCTGTCATTTTCCACTGTATATTGCTCGATTTAAGGTCGGCTTTATTGTGCATAATGTAAATAATTGAGCCATCCTCTTGCACTTGTTCAGTCTTAAAAAGTCCGAGCGATTGAGACATTAGCTGTGTCAGCAATTGCATTTGCTTGTCATATACGCTTAATTGTGCCTGTGCAACTTTCCTGGCTTGCACGATAGCCTTTGTCTCATTACTAAATTTATCAGCACTATTTCTTGAAGCATTTTCAGCGTCACACGAAATTTTTGTGCCACTTCCAACTGTAAACGTTCGGTTAGAAATAAAACAGCTATAGGTATTCTGCTTGCGGTCCGTCACAAGTGCCACATCTCCGCTCTCAATCAGTGGGTTTGACAAAAGTGTAGCATCAAGAGGTCTGAACCTCATGCCACCGATTTTTTTAAAGATATAATTTGCAACTGTCTGTGCCTTGTCTGCCGAAATAAACGGATTATCAGAGATTGAAACTACATATCCCTCTTTTCCGGCAAGTGCATTAACATCTTTTGCCTTGTCCTCTTTTGAGGTTACAGTTACCTTTACCCCGGTGATAACAACATCATCGGTCGCAACATTCAAGTCTTTTTGCGTGTAAATATTGTGGTAACTTCTTGCTTCTGTAAATGTTCCACCATCAACGCTATCTCCACTTGAATAGTCGGTGAAATTTCCGCCATTCGGTGTATCTCCGTCAGAGTATGGTGTAGTTTTTGTGCTAAAAGTTCCGCCATCGTAACCTTGGCTGTCAAATTGGCTCATATCATACCAACCGATAAGCAATTCACCATCGTGACCGCACTTGCCCCATAATCCGCTTAACTGTAAGATGTAAGCTATCACCTGTCCATATGTGAGTTTTTGATTATCACTTGGTATCTCGTTAATCACGTAATCAGAGTTATCAAATCTTGCCATAGTAAAAGGTACATCACACTTAATACAAGCGTCTCTGACTACCTCATACGCTGTCGTAGGGTAGCTTAAATTGCTATCGTACTCGCGATTAAAATTATTAATATTGTCAAGGCAAGTAAGCGTTATAAGTGAGCCGTCATAGCTTGTCTCGCTGACTCTATATTCACCGATTTTTAGTTTTTCAGTTGTGCCATCAGAAAAGCTTTTTGAAACATATGCTGTTACGCTTGCCTTATCAAAATCATATTTACTGTAATCTTCGTAAATGTTATTCAGCTTAATTTTCAGTTTTCCGGCAATCAAAGCCCCGATTGTGAAAGTACCATTGCTTGATGTTGAGTCATTAACCTCGAAGCCATTCGCCCACAACTCACTATCACTAACAGGAATTTTTTCACCGCTTGCCGTAACTATGTCAGCAAAGCAATTTACGTTTATATCATTATCGAGCATTACTGCCCTTTGCCATTTAGCCGATACGTTAAGCATTAAATCACCGCCTTATACTTCTATGAGGTCGAAACTCAATGTCTCATACCTCTTATTGTTAATAGTCCATATCTTGATAGGCGCGCTTCTGTCACCCACATAGAATGTGCGTGTTTCATCAGTGCCACTCATAGCGTCAGGATATGTCACTCTGATATATTCGGGGTTTACCATTTGAAGTATCTTTGCTGTCCTAGCCGTGTCTGTACCACTCCATGACAATTTAAGCTGTCGTTTCTGTGCTATTCTATTCTTGTGCATTTGAGCGTCCTGTGTACGTCCACTGTCGCTTGCAGACACATCAATCATGCCCCATTCAAAAGTTGACGGAGTAGGTAATTCCACTCCGTCTACTAACATCATTGCCATATTGTTACCTCGTAAAAAGACACCCACGCAAGGGTGAGTGTCTTAACCAAATTCATTTGCTACAATATATCGTTGTCCGTGTTTTGCTTTGCCTACCTGTGTCATGCGATAGAGGGTTTCGCTGTCGCACTTAAACACGTTTTCAATGATAGGTGCAGAATTTCCACCGGCATTAGAGTTCATCATTACTTGCGCCATGCCCTCCATGACAGCCTGTTTAATTCCCTCTGTGATTTGTTGGTTATTCGCTACGGCTGTTTTACCATTTGAGAATTTACCGACTATTTCCCCTCGGTTCATGTAGAACGGGCCCTCTTCCGGGAAACCACCACTAGCAAAATGTGGTGCCCTGTCGAGTAGTGACTGATACCCCATGTATTTTGTGCCTGTGGTAATATTGAATCTTTTATTGTTGTACTTAAACAAATCATCCAATGAGCGTACAATGCCATCTATTGAGCTTTTAACACTGCTAAATCCCCAGCTACTTATTCCAACGCTGTAACTTTGATTTGCGTACCACTTAAACGTGCCTAAACTTCCGTTCGTGTTATCGACTTTTCCTTTAAGTCCATTAAAACTACCACCCGTCCAGCCGAGATAAGTGCTTGCATTACTTGCCATTGTTGAGAACGAGTTTGATGTTCCTCTCCTCATATTTTCTGCAGCGTCTTGAAATAATCCCATGTTGAATTTAGTGTTACCCAATGAGCCGTTAACTCCACTTAATGAATTGTAGAGATTTGATGATAACGCTGAGAAAGAACCACTTGTGCTAAGTGTTGCTCCACTTGCCTTGCTACTCATGCTGTCCATCTTACCCTTGGTTCCGTCAATTGAAGTGTTGACTCCGCTTAAATAGCCACTCACTCCGACATTTAAGTTTGAAAAAGATGTTTTAGAATTAGAGCTAGTTGTACTCGCTTTTCTTTCCATGCTGTCCATCTTACTTTTAGTACCATCAAGTGAAGTGTTGATATTTCCTAAATACCCACTTACACCGGCACTTAAGTTTTTGTAGCTATCATCAATTTTGCTCGCACTCTTTCCTACTTCTTTTGCGGTATCGTCGACTCCTTTGACTGTTTTCTTTTTAAATTTTGGTATTTCAACACCGGGTATCTTGTTAAGCAATCCTATAATGTCATTAATAATCCCAACAAAGCCGTTGTAAAGCCGTGGCCCTAATACGTTTTGTAAATCATCGACATTTAAAGACATATTCTTTTTAAATGTTTTCCAGCCTTTTTTGAAATAATTTCCCAAGTCTTTGAAAAAATCATCTACGCTTTTTTCAGCGTCTTTGATTTTCCACTTTATTTCCTTGATTCTCCACTCGAGAGGAGTGACAAGTTTAATCTTTTTTCCGTCAAAGCCTGTGACTTCGTTGCTTATTCCCATTCCGGATTCCGGGCTCTTGAACCACTCTTTGAGTTTATCAATCCACCCTTTCATATGCGCCAGCACGTAATTAATGCCCGACACGATAACCAGTACCTCAACTCCCCTTAGTGCAAGTTCTGTTTTTGACAAGCCTTTAGCTGTTGCATACTTTTTCCATTCAGATGTAATAAGAGTTTTGGTTATCTCTTTGAGTCCGTGTTTCCATGTAAACGCGCCAATAAGAATAGTAAAAGTGTCAATATCAAGTTCTCCGATAAATTCTGAAATACCCTTAAATGCGTCTTTCCAATCAATATTGACTAGCGCATGAATTAAAGTATCTCGTATGCCGTGAACAATGTTATTGACCGTTTTTCCAAGTTCTTGCCAACCTGTCAGCCCTGTAACGTCACTTACTCTTGACATTTCATGTAATGCGCCATTTATAAATGAAGCAAAACTGTCTCCAAGGTTTCCCCAATCAAACGTTGACGTAAACGAAAAAGCAGAGATTATGGCAGTTCTTATTGAACCGGCTATTGTCTTTCCGAGTGCCGTAAATAATTTTGGACTTATTAAGCCGTTAAGGAAGTCTGCAAGACCTTTTCCAAAGTTCGATGCGCTCTGATACACGTTATCCCAATTAATAGAATTAAGGGAGTCGGCTATTGTGTCACCGATGTACTTTCCAAGTGAGTATAAATCCTTGATTGATGATTTGTATTTTTCGAGCAATCCATCAGTCTTTTTCAGCGAACTGTCAACACCACCGCCAGCTCCACCGCCACCGGAACCGCCACTGCCCGAACCACCACCACTGCCACTATCGCTGTTATCGTCAAGTGCGTGTATCTCGTCTATACTAAGTAGTGTCTTTTTCAGTTTTTGTGCTTTCTTGTTGGAACTATCAGCGTTATCACCAATATCGCCTACTCCGTCAGCTATGTCCTCCATGCCATCAACTGTAGCACCGCCACCGCTTATCTCGATAGTCCATCCGAAGATTGCTCCGAGTGCGTCAGCCACAGTTCTTGTGAAGCTAATAACCTTGAGCATTACTTTACTTAAGGCTTGAACAAACGGCTTTAGAGCATTTATTATTACGCTACCTATGATACTTCCCCATGCTTGGAACTCTTGCTTAAGGACTCTTACACTGTTAGCCCAGGTATTTGCGGTCTTGGCAAAATCACCCTGTGCAGCTTGCGTATTAGCCATGACATAGTTGTACCTTAAGAGTACCTTTTCGGCTTGCGTCATGGATTTAATATTTGCGTCAAGACCGTTTTTCATAGCCCACTCCGAAAGTGTGGCTTGTGTTAAATCGAGTCCGTATCTTCTTAATGGTGCAATTGTTCCCGAAAAAATAGATTGTAAGCTCTTTGCAACATCGGCTTGGTCTACATCGTAGAATGAAGCCATATCACCGGCTAACCTTGTAAGATTAAGCGACATATCAGCCATACTGTCTGTGGTCTTGTATAGCGTGTTATTTTGGCTCATAAGAGCTTTATTTGCCACTGCCGTACCATTTGCCACTTGTTCTGATGAAATACCTATAGAGGTACCTAACGCTTGGAAACGGCTTGATATTTGCTTAACTGTCAGCTCCGACATTCCAAAATCTTGAATTGATGTTTTTGTGAAGTCATCAACCTTGCTTGCCATATCGCCAAACGTGGTATCTACTACGTTTTGAACCTCTGTTAATTGGCTTGCTAAATCAACTGCACCGCCTATTTTTCCTACAGCTCGCATAACCAACCAATAAGTTGCGTAAAACTTACCGATAGTTGAAGCTAAGCCCCTAAATCCGCTCCTTGTACTCTTAATTGACTTAGTTGTGTTTGAAAAGCCTGTTACAAGTGACCTACTAGCCGAACCGACTTTTGAGCCTTGTTGCGACAGATTAGCAAGTGCGTTAGTCATTTGAATAATGTTGTTGCTGACTCTCGGTGCGTTAGATAATGTTGTCATTACCTCTTTTAAGGCGCTACCAAGGTTTCTGATGTTATCCGCAGCATAACCGGCTGATTTTGAACCGAGCTTCGAGATTGAAGCTGTTAATTGTGTAATCTCTGCTGATTGCTTTGAGATATTCGCAAAACCCGACAATTCTGTTGCCATGCTCTTTAAGGCACTTGCCGAGCTAACAAGTCTTGCAGTATCAAGGTTTCCAAGCTTTTCCATATTAGTCGCAATCTTGCTAAAGGTACGTGTGTCAATACTGCTCACGCTTCTAAGTGATGTTGCGAGCTGTGACATTCCACTCGCAAAATTGCTTATGCTTGCACCATTGAGGGAATTGAGAGCACTTCCAAGCCCTTGCAACTTACTTTGTAAATTGCTTATGACTTTTGTCGCTTGTTGCGCGTCCGACTTGATTTGAAGCTCAATGCTCTCTGCCATTTTTTCACCTCCCTGTAATAAAAAAGAGCTACCCTAAAGTAGCTCTCATGTATTTAGTCTTTGAGCAGATAGTATGTTGTAATCAATCCAACATATCCATCTTGCTTAAGACCTCTATTCTTTTGAAATACCATGACACATTTTGTGAGGTAGTCGCTCCACTCTTTGTAACCAGTATCAAGTTTGTAAAAATGATACTTGTCATGCAGAGTTCTTCTTAACCACTTAATGGCTGTCGGGCAGTTATGCCTCTGACCGCTCCACAAATTGTGATTTTTAGCAAATCTCTGTGAATTGGCTCCAAACTTGCCATCTTCTTTCAGTGCATCAGCTCCTTTGAGGTCGAAGCCTACATTCATAGCGTGCTGCCATTTTCTTACATTATCATTGTCGAGGTAATATTCCTCATCGCCTTTCCAAGCGTTATTCTTTACCGGAGTTACCGTTGGTGCCGGATTATTCTCTATTCCGTCACCCTTGTCAAGCTCAATATAGAGTAAGTTAGCGTCAGTGCTGTTATTCAGACCGCTACAAGTAAATGCACTAGAATACTGCCAGCCATACAGAGGATGTTGAATAACAGGCTTCTTAGCGCTGTTAGGCTCATCACCGATAGACATTCCTTTAGTTGACGGATAACGTGCTATCCAAAACGGACAATTAATCTGACTTGCGTATGGTGCAATGTACTGATTGTAAAAGCTAAGTCCTGTGTATACACCAAAGTTAAGACCGGCACTCTTAATAACACTCTGATATGCGTTAATTATGTCAATAAATGTCTGTCCGAGTCCTTGTTGGCATTTATCTTCAACATCTAACCAAACAAAGGTTTTCCGTCCGTTAAGTGTCTGAATGACCTTATTTGCGTCTGTCTTTGCTTTCTCTACTGTTGTAGCGTATGAGTAGTTGTAAACGCCTTGTATTGGCATTCCTACATCAGTACAGCCTTTCCAGTTTGCTTCAAAAGTCTTGTCCGGGTTCAGGTCTTTGCGGATTATTTTTAGGATTGCAAATTGCACTCCGGCCCACTTAACCTTACTCCAATCAATATTTCCTTGATATGACGATACGTCAATTCCTTTATATGCCATATTTTCACCTCATTAATCAGGACTTTCAGGCAATCCTGACTGTCTTAATGCGTTAATTCGTTGCTTCATCTCGTAAACGGCAATTTCCTCATTAGACTCTTTGTATTTAGGCTCGTTATCTTTTGAGTATTGCTCATTTAACGACTTCTCAATGTATTTTGCTCTTGCCTTGTTGCCATTCAAGGCCCTGTCAATAGCTGTAAGAGTTGCGCTCAATCCGTATGTGCCCCACCAAGCCCACATGTTGGAGTCGGCTTCTTTTTGCTCAAGCATATAAGCCTTTGAATAAGGCTCTAAATCAGCCGGACAAGACATATCTATGTCCTCAACGCTAAATCCATAGCCTTTAGTTGCTAAAAGCCAATATGGGCGGATTTCGTTACAATACACTTCCCATGTAAGCTCTTTTACTTCTTGATTGGTTTCTTCTTGGCTGTCTGCACCTCTTTCGCCAACATCTTGGATAAAAAACTGTTTTTCTCCATTTCAGCCGACAAGTCATTATAGAGTGATTGTAAATCTCCACCCTCTTCATTCTCCGGGTCAAGGTAATCGTCAAGTAAATCGTATACCTTTACGAGCTGTTTCTCTTTTGCTTCTTTATTGTCAAAATCAAAGCCAAATTCGTCAGCGTGGAATTTCTGTAAGCCTACAAGCAAAAACTCCGGTAAAAACTCAAGCATGTTGTCAATAACTTCAAGCCCCTCACCCTGTTGCTCCATCCCTACGAGTCTTGGGATAATTTTATTCTTAACTACCGGTGCATATCCGAATTTAACTGTGTATTCTTTTCCATTTAATTTAATTTTCATTTTATCTTTCCCTTTCTCCCTAATTTATATAGGGAAAGAGGCAGTTTTAACACTGCCTCAATTACCTTGCTATATTGTATCTTCAAGTTCGCTGTCAGCCGTGCTATCATCATAGCCAACCGCTACGGCTTTTTCCGATTGGCTCACCCTTTTTTTGTGAGTGTGATTGCTGTTGGATAGCCTTGGTCGTCCTCTGTTACCGCAACCTCGTAGTTATCCTCAATCCACTTAGGTACTGTCTGTACTGATACAGTCGCAGTTCCTGTTAAGTGGTCATCAGAAGCCTCGCCTGGGGCGAATGACTCCTGACCGATAAAAGCGCAGATACCCTCTGAGCCTTTTCCGTCTGTACCATAGAGAATGATGAAGTCAAGTTTCTTGCCCTCGTTAGTTACCATCTCATCCTTGTACTTTTTCTCAAAAGCTCCCTCAACTTCCATAGAGCCGGCTGAACGTCTGCCCATTTCCTGTGTCTCTACTAAGTCCTCAAGAGTTGAAGTATCTACCATGTTCTGCGAACCGAATGGTGAGGGAATTGTTTTAGCTCTAATTAAGAGCTTGTAAGTTCCAGCCCAGTAATCGCCACTTGTAACGGATGAGCTTGGTGTCTTGTAAGCAATTCTACTTTTTAATCCTGTTGCCATTTGTATTACCTCCTAATTTTTCATAAAAAAATAAGAGCCAAAAAGCTCTTATAATCTATCATTCCAGTCGAATGACCGCCTAGCACGTAATGTTGCAGTCCATAATTTGCCGTTTTTTCTAACGAATGGGGCCGGTTTCAGTGCGAATGACATAGCTTTGTATTCATCAGCCACTGTCTGCGCCACATTCAAAGCTTCTGAACGGCTTTTATTCGTTGTAACAGTCACTTGTGCTGTAAATAACACTGTATTTATTCTTTCGCACTCTAAATCCTCATTCTGCTCAATAGGTTCGAGTGCTTGAACTAGCACTGTCGGGAAACTAGCTGCTGCACTGTCCGACTGTTCCTCTTGTGTGAATTTTAGCTTGGGATATTTAGTTTTCAATTTTTTCTCACATCGGGTTTTCATAATCGCATATGTGAGGTTTTCAAGGTCATAAACCCATTGATTTTGACTCGCCACTTTATCACCTCAACTAAAAAATTTTTCGTGCTGTTCTTATGATGTCATTTTCCATTTCTACAAATGCGTGATACATCGGCATTGTAGGTGTAATGCCGTATGAATGATGTAATTCTCCGCTTTCGTCTCTCCAATACCAACCCTCACTATCAAATGCGTGTGTTTGCCCTGGGAAAGTTCCTTGACCGCCTCTTGTATCATTGAAGTGTGGTTTAGCTTTCCAACCTGAGCCGTATTCAGCCATAAGCAAAGGCGATACATCAACTGTCTTAAGTCCGTCTGCTGTCTGCCATGTGCTTTGTATCTGTCCTGTTTCTGTTGCAAGAATAATAGCTGTACATCCGTCCGTTGTATCTTTAATTTCGTAACTAAACGTGATATAGTGTCCGAAATTGCCTGTATTTGCTCGTGCTACATCAATGCCATTACTAGCAAGCTCTCCAACAAACGCTATGCACTTGTCTTGTAAGCGGTCTTTGTATCTTTCAAGCTTGTTTATCGCATCTTGTATAGATTTTTCTGTCAGGGAAACGTCAATCTTCATAATTACACTTCTTTCACAACTGCTTTCAACATGTATTTAACTGAATAGAGAGAGGGTTTCACTCCTACTATTGTAAAGTCTGCGGAAGTTGAATCAACTAATCCGTTTTCGCCCTTTGTAGGCTCACTATCAAGCCAAATAACGTCACCTTTTTTAAAAGGGTATTCTCCTCTGCCTGTCAGCAAAACAGCATCAAAATCAGCCGTATTAAAGCCATATTCCTTGTTCTGCGCTTCTCCTCCGTCAAACGATATATTCGCCCGAAAATCAACCGGCTCTGAAAAGCCTGTTTCCTCATGGGTGTAATATATCTTCTCTCCGTCCTCTGTTTCGTAAAACTTTAGATTTCCGTCCTCGTCTTTTTCATAGACTGTGACTGTTTGGCCTTGAAGCGCGTATTTCATGGCCTGTTTATTAATGTCAAGCATTGTTTTTTACCTGCTTATAAATCTGATTAACGCCTGTGCTTGATAGTCCGGACACAATTCCTACTGCGATTGCATTAAGAATGTCATTTGCCGGAAAATCCGGTATTACATACATACCTATGACGCCTAAGATGCCGCCCGCAACACCTACGATTATAGGAATATAATTATCCTTAATGTGTGGAATTGCCTTAGCTCCTAAGCCTATCAGATATGTTATTACAACGATTGCAACTACTGTTGATACTGATGTTATATCCATTCTGCTATGCCTCCTTATCTTCGTTAAGTCGTGCTTCCAATCCGTCTATTCGGTGGTGTGCTGACTTTACACTTTCCTCAACTTTAATAATCCTGTTATCATGAGAATTAAGCTCTTTTCTCATTTCTATAACTTCATTCTTTATATCTGCTGTGTTGCCTGATATTGTGTCGAGTTTCATATTTATGCGTGTATTTTCCTTTACACGCTCCGTAAGTTCTGCCTTGTCAGACTTTTTGCTGTTCTTAAGATTAAGTCCTAATGTAAACAGTCCGAAAAAGACGGAAAAAGCAACTGAAATAATGCTTATAATTACTGCTATTGGCATTGATATACCGCCTTTCGTCTTTAGTAATTGGCACACCGCCCACCACCACTTAATGTGTACCGCCTGCTACCATATTGGTAACGCACAATCTTCTTTTGCTTATAGCACTTTGACAAAAGGAAAAACTCCGACAAACAGCTTATCTCTGTCTTTCCATGTACGGCTCACTCCGCCCTCACTTAATGCGCTCATGTAGTTCTCACCGGCTTGTGAATGGTCGTAGACAGCAAGATTGATAACGACATTCTCATACTGCTTCAAATCAGCAGTTATATCATCATCAGTAAAAGTGTCCGGATAACACCTTTTTGCTTTTACATCTTCCGTGGCTTGCTTAATGAGCTGTTCAATGAGTGGGTTATCTTCCTTTTTGTCGAATACAACCACATCAGATGTTGTTTCATCATCATTCGTGACTGTATCAATATGAAATTGTTTAAGTCTGATTTTGACTTGCTCTAATGTGGTGTATTCCATGCCAAGCTCCTTATAATCCAAATTTTTCAATTAACATTTTCTTTAAGTCACCGCCGTTTATTTCTGCAGCATTTTCAATACCATTTTCGCTCGCAAGCTTCTTTAGGTCGGCTGTTGACATTCTGTTAATTTCTGTCTTTGTGTATGGTGTTTCAGGTGGGTTCATAAAATCAGAAGGTACCGAATTGCTATTGCTTTCCGGTACCTCTTCTCCGACTTTATACCACACTCCATCATGCTTTATAGAGTGCGTTGCTATCATAAGCCTTAATCCTCCTTAACTTTGAGAACCATAACGCTATCCATACCCTCAAATGTAGGTAATCCAATCATAGATACGATACAGTGAGTATTGATAGGATGATTTGTAGCGTATGTGTATACAGATACACCGGTCTCAACAAGTGAGAGGTTTCCGTCTGTGATACTTCCGCTTCTTTCCTCTGGAGTCTTGCCGAATGTGTAATCGCCAAGGAATACTCCAGCAGACTGCGCAGATACAATACCTGTTGGTACAAAGTACTGTGTCTGTCCTGTCTCGTCAACATAGAGCTTGTCGTATACTTCAATCTCGATACCATATCCTCTAAGGTATTCAGTAACCTGTCCTTGCTGTAATCTGATACCGCCATTGTAAGCAGTGATACCGAGCACCTGTTTCTTTGTGTCCTCTGCCTTAAGCACCATTTCCCAAGTCTCTGTGTTCATGGTGAAACGTGTAAGTGAGTAGCCTGTAGCCTTCGCAAAATCTCTACGAGCTGTGATAAGGTCATCGAGTGGTGCACATGTGGTAGGCTTATCCCATGCACTTGTGCCGGTAATTGACTTAAAGTGCTTTTCCTTATGCTCTGTGCCATTGTCGGCTGTGTAATCAACAACATAGTTCTTATCGCCAAGTACAACCTTTACCTTTGGTACACCATCTGTAGGTGCAAGTAACTGCCAAATCTGTCTCTCCGGTACAACTAATGCACCCTCAATTAACATCATTGGTTTCTTAGAGATTTCACGTAATACGTTATTGGCAAGGCTAGAGTTTTCAGAAGTTCTGTAATTGTCATACTCCTGTTCCTCTTTCTCTGTTACCATATATCCCTCACGATAGAATGGCATAGAGTTCTGAATGTCAGAGAAACCTCCAACATCTCTTAACTCTGCCTGTGCGTCAAAGTTTGAAGCTTTGAGTGATACCGGCAGTCCGTTCTTACCCTTGATAAATCTAAGGTCGAGTGAGTCCTGTTTGCGTGTTCCGAATTTTTGTCTGCCAAGATAAGGGGCAGTTCCTAATGTCTTTTTGTAGTTATCCCACATTACACCGAGGCTTCTCGCTGTAAATGCTTCTGCTAATGGTAATGCCATGTTCTTCTACCTCCTTTAAACCTGACTTGCTACAATCTTTGGCGCACCATAGAAAGTAACTCTAGGTGTTGCAGTTCTAGCTTCATCTGCGATTGAAAGTGACTTAACTTTCTCCCAATCAATAGTTCCCTGATATACATATGTTCCAGGTGCGTCACCCATCGTTACATCTACATCGTGTAACAGATAGCCTTTGCACTCTGCGTCATTGCTTGGGAATGGTGTACCGGCCGGTACAATCTTCATTCCGTTTCCATCTGCGCTTGTTACCATAGTCTGTGGTACAAGGCACGCTGCACCCTCATAAGGGAAAAATTTTAAAATTCCTTTACCCTGTGTAAAGTCTCTTACGATTGGCTTTCCCATCGTTCTACCTCCTGTTTTAAATTACATAGCTGTTTTGACTCTCTGTACTTGCAACTGTGCCGAATGAGATTTGCTCTGCATTGGCTACATCTGCCGGCTTTGAGTCGGGTTCATTATTGTTACCGCCATTGTTTGGATTAGGAGTATCTTTGAGTGCGTTTTTCTCATACTCCGCTATCGCATTGGCTTTCATGTCGGAAATAATCTTGCCAAGTGATGTTGTGTCAAAAGAGCCATCCTCTTTTACTACTGTCTTTGCCTGTTCAGCAGTAATGCCAAAATCAGACATTGCACTCTCTCGTAAATCTCTGACAGCATTATCTTTCTGTAGCTTGGCTATCTGCTGATTAGCTGTATCTAAGGCTTTATTTGCCTTTTCAAGTTCTGTCATGTTGCCAGCCTGTAGCTCATCAAGCTGTGTCTGTAGCTCGTCAGCTTTGTCGGCTTTAGCCTTATACTGATTGGCTTTCTCTTTCTCTCTTGCCATTTCCTCACCACTTTTGTTGAGTAGATTTGTTATCTGCTCATCCGTTGCATCGGGGAAAAGCTTCAAAACATCATTTCTTGTCATTTCATTACCTCCGTAACTCACGCTTTTGTTATCGCGGGTCGCTCCCGCCGAGTTTTTCTGTTGTTTAACGCACAACTGCAAATTTTTGTATAATAAAAAACGACTGCCATAATTGGCAATCGCTGATTATTTAAAATATCTAAGGGTACATCTGCACCCTGCTATTTCTTTTACTTGTGCCCCTAAAGAATGGTCTTTTGGAAACATCATTAGTGAGTTTCCAACTTCAAACGGCTCAAATATATCAATTCTCTTTCTGTCAATCTCTGCATGAGTAGGTCTGACATGTGAATCCTCTTTTGAGCGCCACTCTTTTGTTTTGTAGCCTTGTTTCACCATTTCGGTTTGCAATCTGTAATTACCGACTGCGTTAGCTTCATTCGCAGCTACATTTTTTGCTCGTTTCTGTGAAGTAAAATACTCAACATCGGTATTTTGTGTGGTAGCGTCAACTACCTCATTCACAATGTACCGAGCATAATCTGTAATGTATGAGGGTGTTTTCTTTGCCTTGCAATACTGTGTGGCAATACTTTCGTATCTGATGATAAATTCTTTAGTGATAGTTGTTATCTCTGTTTCGTCCTTGCCGGATAATAAGGCAAATAGCATAACAAACACCTTTTCAAATCTTTCGGCAAGGTCTTTTCTATCTTCCTTTTCTTTGTCAGACAAATCCATCTCACCGAAATATGTATCATAATCTATGTCTTGTATTTCATTTTTGTTAAGTGCGTGGATTTCATCTGCCATATCAAGCTCCAAAATAAATTGACAGCCAATTATTCATCGGCTGTCTTATCATCGTTATTATTGTTAGGCGTAGCTGTTGTCGGCTGTTCTTCCGGGAATAGCATTTCCATGCGCTTAGCGCTTTCGAGAGTAACTTGTTCAGGGTCGCTAAACATATCAATCGTCTTAACAGCTCTCTTGTAATTGATACCGCACCTAAGTAATATTTCAAGTACCTCTGCCTTAACAAGCATGTTATCTAGCTTATTATGATTAATGTGTATCTCAACATCACTAGGCATAAGCGTAAAGCCCTTATTAATTCTCAGCCTGTTAAGAATAAGCCTAAGTGCCATTCTCTCTGATTTCTTAAGAATAGGCTCATTAATAGCTGTCCTAAGTCCAGCATCGTAATGTCCGTTTCGCAGTTCTACAGCAGAACCGGTATCACCGCCTGTGTTGCCTTGACGATTTGCAAGGCCTTGAATACTTAAAAATCTTTCAAAGAGGTCAGTGAACACCACTTGTCCCTCTGTCTGATTAAGCTCGCTCGTCATTACATCAACATCAGCCTTGTTGTCTGAACCATTGTTAGATTTAACTACCAATGCTCCCTCTTGTCGCATTTTTCTGAATGTATCTATGTCAATCTCGCAATTAACGAATTTCACCCATGCAGACACAAACTGCTCGACACCATTAATTCTGTCCGATGTAAGCACGTTAATAGCGTCTGTAATTGCAATAGTCATTTCGATGTCAGATAATCGCCTTGCATTGTTTGGATATTCAATCACCGGAATAGCTCTATTGCCGTTTATTCCGCTTGCATAAATCTTGTCGTTGCGAATATCAAACCACTCGTTGTCGGTGAACACATAATAAATATCTGCTCCGTTCTCGTCCTCTCCGATTTGACAAGAGAATGCCGGACGTCCGTTTGAGTAGTATGCTACAAACGTATACATTGGATTTTCAGAAGATAAGTAAAAATCACTCTCATCAAGCAACTGTCCTTGTCCGTCATCATTACCGATGAATCTGTAGCCGGTACCACATATGCTCCTCCAGCGATGTATGTCTATGTCACACTCCTGTTTACTTTCCGAGTCCATTGTAATGTTAAGCTGCGTGATTTCTTCCGACTTGTGGTTATCGGTGCCACGCAGCACGTATTGAATTGGCTCGGCACACATTTCTGCGGTTTTTCGCTCGACAAGCTCATACGCAAGATTTACAGCAATCTTGTTATTGATTTCCGGGCGGTTCACTTTCTGTCGATACAAAATTGGTTGGTCACCACGATAGTATCTGTCAAGATACTCAATCTCAATAGCGTTTTGCTCGTGAATTACAAGTGCTTTATTCAGTTCTTCGATTATGTTGTTTTTTGTGATTTGCCTTTTACGTGTGAAAATAACTTGTCTGCCGTAATTATTCTGACAGACAGCCGAAAAAGGTCTTACGTTTTTATGAGCGTACCTGTACATTAATAAAACCTCATGCCACTTGCAGAAGTTCTTTGCGGAACCTCTTTTATCTGAAACTCTTGCGTGCCAGCCCAAAACCATATCCATTTACGGCAGTGCGTACACATTACTTTATGGTGCTTCTTATCATTTTTATTCACCCACGTTAATAGCTTTCCGCAACGAGGGCACATTACACTTCGTTTTCCTGTTGGTACAATATTCTGATTATTCATGTTGTCCTCGTTTCACTAAAAAGGGCACCCACAATCTGTGAGTGCCATTTCTAAAAGAGATTTTACGCAATGAACGAATTACGATTTTTTCATAGTTATATTATAACTGTCAATTTTTTAAGTGTATATATGCAATGATATGCAAAACTATGCACACTACTGCACATTTTCAAGATATTCTTTTCCGTAAAGCCTTTCAAACTCTTGTAAGGCTCTGCCGTGGATTGTAAATATCTTTCTTATGCTCCAATTTGTAGCCTGGGCGATTTCTTCAAAAGTGTTTTGATTGACATATCTCATTGAGAGTACATGATAGTAGTCAGTATTCTCCATACTATCAATTTGGCTGATAATATGATTTCTTTTTCTCATAAATTCATCAACAAGTCTGTCTGTATCTTTTTCCAAGTCCACAATTTTAGTTACTGTACTGCCCAATTTATCTTTGTCAGATGAAACATCAACCGCTTCTTTATCCGTTGAAACAGTAACGCTACATGCTATTGTCTTAAGCCGGTATATTTCAGACAGCTTGTTCTGTATCATTTTATCTAATCTGCTAATCTGATTTAAGTAAGTTTTTGTATTCATTAATAAAGCCCTCCTCTGAACGGATTGTGTACTGCTTCAACCTTTGCTATTCTACTGCCTTGCGTCATTCTTAAGGCAAAGTTTGAAAAAACATCAGGAACATCATCGAGCTGTTTTTTGCCTGTTACTGAATATCGTTTCAACAGTGATACCATTACTCCATAAGGCTCATTGGGCTTATAAAGTGATTGGTCTTTGAAAATAATATGTTGTAAAATCCAGTTAGAACACTGAAAAATGCGTGCTTCCTTATTTGTCTCTGTCGGTACATCAGTGATGTTGCATATCCACCCTTTATTTTCGACTCTCTTATTAACTTCCATAGCCACTCTGTCACCGCCAGCATTACGCTCAAACTCGCACTCTTGTACCTGATTATTAACTAATGTGTTTGATGCATTTTCATACTGCATTTCATAGTCTGCCGTATTATCGCACACGCAATCAACACAGTAATAATCCTCGCCATATTTTTGCAGTATTGGCATAACAAAATAGTCTGTGCCTTTTCCCTTTGTATCGCATTGAGCTGTGATAATTTCCGGCTTACCATGTGGCAGATTGAAGTATCTACGGATTTTATCATCGGGAAACAATAGACCCTCACGCTCAATAGGCTCCTGTTTATACAAACACCGGTAAGAGATTTCGTCCATGAGTAATTGTTGGTCGGCAAAAAACTCTTTTGTAAAACCGCCATACTCATAATCAAAATTACTTTCCCCTGTCACTGGGTCTACATCGGGAACCGATATTGTTTTGACTCTTGGATTTCCGACATACATATTTTGAATGCGTCCGATAACATCATGTACGCTCCAACGAGTGGCAATATGTATCTCTTTACACGGCTTTCCGTCCGTATCTTGTGTCTTACGCTGTCTTGCGTCTACTGCGTATTTATCCCACAACTTATCAAGTATTGTGGGATTTAAGGCTTCCTCAATTCCGCCTATCATATCATCAACTAACAAAAATTTGCTTGCGCGGACTTTTCCGGCATTCTTGCTTCCAACAGAAGTACATTGCACTGACGGAAAAGGCTTGTATTTGCCAATATTGAATTGCTCCATTTTGGCATTCGTGCTTGTAACTGATAGTTTAGGGAAAATGTCATGCCATGCATAATCATCATCATTGGTAACAATGTCGTATACTCCATCGTAGTACATTCGTGTAATGTCACCACTGTGTGAATAAAATAGGCTGTAGTCTTTTGGAAACCAACCGGCAACTGCCGAATGAAAAAATTTCTCAATCGTACTCTTTCCAGCTCCCGGCACTAGACTCACACACAATATGTCGTATTTATCATCAATCATGCCTTGCAGTGCGTCCACAAGTCCGATTTTGATTAATTGTTTTCTACGTGGCATGTAAAATCGGTCTTTAGGCTCACGCTTTTTCTCTATGTACTGAAAATAGCTGTCAACTATTTTGTTTTGAGCTTCAAGTAGCAAAACCTCATATTTTTTGTTTATCAGCTCATATGTGGTTTTGTGGTCGAATGCGTATTTTTCCAAATCCCAAATCGTACCGCCTGTTTTAGCCGTGCAGAAATCCTCTATGAGCTCTTTTGCCCTCTTAGTGAGTTGTAGTCCATACTCAATATCTTTCTCGCCATTTATGGCTACGCTACAAGCGTCTACATAGGCATTAATTACTTGCTCGTCTTTTCCTTTGTTTTCTATGTAGTTTTCATATCCGTTTACTGTGGAAATAAGGCTCTGACTAGCCATGAAAAAAGCACCTCCACTTTTAAAAAGCAAAGGTGCTTATAGACCTCTGCCTATAATTTTTCTAGGGTAGCGACTAACTCTATTTGTTAGCCGGTAATTGTATTTACATTCTAGGGAAATAATAAAATTTCCATCCGTTTTTTATCTTTTGTTCTCTACACCAAGGCAAATACTCATTAAGTTTTCTATTAAAATCCATATTTGCACTGTATTCATCCCAAGCCTTTTGATTTATTTTGAGCCTTTTTCCTGTTATGATATGGTCAATTAGAAAATATACACCCAAGAATAGAAATACGGCTCCTACTATCGCAAACATTGCTATTATTTGCATTTTCATTTCTATTTACTCCTTAAAACATTCTTTCAATGCTTGCCTGTCTGCTTCATTATCTGCCACAATAACAGGTTCATCTTCTAAAGTGGAACAATCTATAGGCTTACCATTTCTACCGCCTATTTCGTGTGATTGTGCTTCTCTAAGTGCTTCACGCTCTATTGATTTAATTACTTCTGCCATGCTCATTGTAATACACCTTAAACCCTTTCACCGCATAATCAGAAACAGCCTTTTTCAGCTCCTCATTGGTGGAATAGGCCTCTTTCAAAAGAATAGCCACGCCTTTTTTGCTGATTGCATAAATTCCAAACGGAACCTGTTTGCTTGCAATATGTAAAACAACTTTTAATTGTTCTGTCTTCATTTCATATACGCTATTTCCGACTGTCAGTTTCATTTTCCATAAACCTCTCAAAATCTTCCATGCACTCATTGCATAAGTCGTAGGTTGTATTCAATACGCCGTTTCTCGTGATTGAGTTCACACCCAACAGCCCTACTTTTATCTCTTTTCCACACCTATCGCAAGTGTGCCATTCTTTTTGATGTTTCATAAAATCCCTCGCTTACAAATCAAGTTTATTCAAATAATCTGTTCCGCTATTTTCAAGTGCCTTGCTAATGCCGTTAATCATATTAGCTATTGTCTGTTCGACTTCCTTTATCTTTTCAACACTTCCACCGCATTGTAATGATAAATATCTTTTCTGCCAAGCGCTTGCATTTACAACTATATTATTGTGGACATCTTTCTGCGTAATCATCATTCCACCAACTTTCTACCGCAGATAGGACAATGGTCGATATCCATAACTTCCCAAAAATCAAAATAACTGTTAAACACACCAATCTGATACGTGTTATCTTCCGCTTGCATAATCCCATCTGATAAGTTCCTGTTTGGAACTAAGCTATAATCATCAGTATTCCATTTTGTAGGATTTTCGCAAAATTCACACATGCTTCTTATTTCTCCTTTGCCTTAAAAAGTGTGTCAGGGAATGGAATACCTAAAAAATGCATATTTGCATACTTCCTAAATGTCGGCACGCTCATACCGGCAATCTTTGCTGCTTTTGCCTGTGAACATCTGCCATATGCATATTCCATCAATCCCTCTCGGAACGAATCAATATTTCGTGTCTTAACTCCCTTTGCCATATTTATACCTCTGCTTTTTGCTTTTCAATTTGATGTTTGTGCTCTGCCATCTTCCTGTGCATTTTATACTTCATATTTTCACAGCCGATTTCTTTTAGCTCTGTTTTAAAATTATCAAAGTCGCTGTCATTTTTGATGTATACATTGACATATCTATCTATTTGCGGTCTTGTCATAATTACACCATTTTCAGTAAATACTTTTCTGATATAGTTGGTGTAATAGCAATAGCCTTTGACTTTTTCGTGATATAACCCCCAAAAATAATCCGCATTTTCCTTTGTTTCAAACTTTGCTCTAATCTCATTGTTTGAAATATGGCTGTAGCAATGTCTGCATAATGTAATTAAATTACTTTCTCTATCATCTCCACACATTGAAGCCGTTCTTATGTGTGCCATCACCAATGCCCTGTATTCTCTACTACTTTTTCCACAATATTGGCAAGTGTAATTGTCTCTCTCAAAAATTTTAGTCTGTAAATCTTTATATGAACTCATAGTGAATACCTCCTACCATTCTTTGCTTTCACACCAACTGCTCTTACAAGTGTGGTTCATAATGTTAATTAAAACCTTTTCAGAAGAAAAGTGAACTAAGCTGTAATCGCATTGTGTTGAAAACTTTGTATTGAAATATTCATCAACTAACATCTTGTAGTCTGTATTATCTTTCATGTTGCTTATCGTTGAGTAATAATTGTCCGTATATCCGTCACGTTCTATTTCAGTTTCTTTCGTTAAACTGTCTACCACTCTTGATAAAACCTTGTCTGTTAATGGATAGTGATATTCTCCAGTGTATTTTCTATGCTTGTCTAGGAAGTATTCAAAGAATAACTTTACATTTTCTTTAAGCGTTTCATCGTTAGTCCAATCATAGGCTATCTTACCAGCTCTGTTTATCATTCTTTCTTCGGCAACTTCCCAATCTTTTTGAGAGTATTCGCCTATCGGCTTAAACTCTTTCACTTTTTTATCTTTGGGTAAAAAAGAATTACACTGTTCTCTGTTAAGAGAATTACTTTTAGTATTTAATTCATTAGTATTTTGTATATTAATATTTAATTCATCAGTACTTAATCTATCAGTACTTAATTGTCCGTGGATTTCTACCTGTTGATGTTCAACCCCTAGATTTTCTAGGTCTTGTTTTTCTATTTTCTGTTTATATGGTTCTTCGTAAACCTCATAGGTGTACTTTATTCTTCCGCCATTGCTTTTTGTTGGGTTCTCTTTGGTAACCACAACATAATTATTATCCTTTAATTCATTTAAAGCCGATTTAACGGCTGTTTCATTCTCTTTGCATATTGCAACTAATCCAGCTATTGAATAATCCCAATTATCGGGCAATGAAAGCATTACAGACAATAATCCTTTTGCTTTCAGACTCAAGCTCTTATCCCTTAAATGAGTATTACTCATAACTGTGTAATTTTTTGTTTTATGTACTCTAATTGTTGCCATAATCAAATACCTCCGCTTGATATTATTTATGTATGCCTGTGATACATACTCCGCTTGATTGGTAAAAACAACAAACAGGCACAGCGGAAGTGCTTTTCGCTTCGTCAAGCTAGTTTGTTGTAATCGGATAGACAGGAATCGAACCTGTGACTCCCTCAATTACTGCTATTGCAGTGGTTGCTCTTCCAACTGGACTACTATCCGAAAAAGGAAATATTCACTCCATCAAAAGGTTTGTCAAAACGCATAAAGGCTTTGCTTTGAAGTGTATTTCCGATTACTTTCAGCGCGCGTCTTACTCATAACCTTGTTGTTGTACGTTTTCATTTTGCTTTGCCTTACTGTATCGTGCCAACACGTACAGACCGCCCTACTCTAACTTTTTAAGTAAAGCATGTCAGCGTTACGCAACCGCTATTCAAGATATAACAGCTCGTACTAAACCGACATATGATTGATGTGGTGTGGATTTGAACCACACATGATTGTCGCGACTCTCGTCATCTAAGTTGCCGGTTTCAACGAATTATCTTACGGCAATAGCGTTTACCCATTCCGCCACACATCAACAGTCAGCATACACCGACCAACGCCGACATCGTGAATCGAACACGAACAACATTTCTGTTGGATAGCTTAGCAAGCTACTGGAATACCTTTATCCCATATCGGCACGCGCCGTGGCAACACTGATTGTCACCACGAATAGCCTTTTGTACTTCAAGGCTACGTAGTGCTACTAACACTACTAAATCGGCAAGGTTGGGAATCGAACCCACGACAAATCAGCTAATAGCCGACTGCTCTACCACTGAGCTACATGCCGATAATGAGGGTGAAGTCTAAGGAGTGGCTACACCCTCCGGAGATATAAATTTGTATGTGCTGTAGGAAAAGAACTAACGAAACCTACAGCAAAGGACATGTGAGGAATTGCGCCTCACCTAAGACTCGCTAATTTGAGTTGCCCTAGTTTAACAATTAATTAAAGGGGGTATATATGTCTACTCTGCCTGTTACAGATGCCTTTACGACAGGTTGGTTTTCACGCTCGTGTATTGTGGGATTATACACGATTAAACCCTCACGAGCCTTGTGACGGCTCTTAACAGCTTTCCACTATGAGGGTGAAAGGAACTACTAAGTCCAATGTCGGGGAACCGTAAACCCCGAACAGGGCATGTTGGATTCGAACCAACGTATGCGGGAATCAAAATCCCGTGCCTTACCGCTTGGCGAATGCCCTATATTTACTGCCACATGAAAGCTATGGCAAGTATCTGACCGAACATTACCGCCATACTAAGATGTCTCTGACTAACTGTCGCTTTTTCGTTTAATGTGGCACTTGCCATTCCAAGTGCGACTAATGTCAGCCATACTGTTGTTGCAATTTTTAGTACAAACATGATTTACACCTCAAAATCTAATCATCTTCATTTTCTTTCAATATTGACTCGGCTATACACGCAAGAGCCAAAAACACTATCGAGACAGCCATCGAGCATCGGTCAGAAAAGAGTATCGCATGAAGCATACAGAACAACATAATCCATGCAAAAATGCCTTTAATGAATATTGGTAAGTATCTATCAGCAATCTTACTGAAAATCTCCCATCTACGCTTAGACTTAAGTTCACGAGCTTTATCCATGTACCACTCTGCCTTGCTCATATCCTCAGCTACAGAACCTTTGTGTCCGGCTCGATATTTATACTTGTATGCAGTAATCTCACACCATTTTGCCGCATCCTTAAGTCCGTAAATGTCAATCATTTCATCAATGCACTCTTTACGGTCAGGCAGATTGTAGTGGCTAGGGTGATTTACCATTTCGGAATTAATTTTATTAGACTCAAATCCTGTTAATTTCATCACTGTCAGCTCCTTTACTGTTATATATTATATATAACTAATATTTTATCGTAGTTGTATGTATATATATTATTATTGTGTATGTTGTTTAATTAATATATAACTTATGTTATAATAATAAATACTGCTTGGTGCGATTAAGGTATGGGTAAGAGCCTTTTTGTTTTGGCGGATATTTTGGGGGCTAAGTGGGGCGGTTTGTCGCTTTTCCTGTAGACCCCTAGGGCACCCAATACGTGCGCTACTCAGTTCTCAAGCATCAAGCATTTTAAATTGTATCTATTGCACATACAATTTACTTTTATGCTTTCAACTCTTCGCTAAACAACTGTTTTGTGCATAGTTGTAATAATTCAATAGTCCACAAAGCCTTGTAAATCAAGGGCTTAGAATTGTGTATGTTGTATATACAATTACTTGGCATTATCAACCATGTTATCACCCGATAGTGCTTTAATATTCTGACTATTTGCACCGCCCAACTGTGGCAATTCATTAGCGCTTAACGCTCTCGCTTGCTGTCTACTATCGCTTGTATATGGTGAGGCCCAACCATATCGCCTGTTGAGTATTGCAATAACTCCAACTGGGTTCTTTGCTCCGGTCACGAGCTTATTCGATAGACTTTCTTCCTGGTATTTTCTCAGTTTTTCCAAAATCTCCGATGCTATCGGGCTTAGCGTATTCTTACCCCAATCGTAAATAGTACTATCAGGAATACCAGTTAAAGAACTAAACCCCAATATACTAACTTCTTTATCATATCTCATACACATATCATATATATATATATCTAATACATACATTACTAATTCAAAATTATAGCTATTAAAGTTACTCTCTTTATACATACCATTATCTAATTTATAATTTTCTTTTGATTTAAAATAATTACTATCAAATAACTTTTTTTGAATATAATACAAAGCACTATTCCAAACACTTTGTGATTCTTTTTTAATATCCTCAATCTTATTTACTTCACAAAATTCATTTAGGTAAAATAATAAATCATTTTCATAAATCTCAATATCTGACATGTAACACATCCCCCAAAAGCCAAAATAAAAAAGCCCGCACCGCTTGGAGCAATTCCAAACGATACGAGCTAGCCGGCATTCGCTTATTAATTAAATTTAAAATAATAATAATCAAATATACTTATTTTGTCAATACATGGATTATTGAATATATAATAACAACTGTATTGATTAATATATACCACATCACACATATATATTAATTATATTATATAATAAAAAGCCGGTCACAAAAACCGACTTTTTGAAAAACAATATTTAATTTTTAAATTTCAATGCTAAATTCGTCTTTTAGCACTGCTTCAAAGCTTGGCTCTAATTCACAATAGCGTTTTAAAAACTCTATCGGCTCGCATGGTGCCAATTCGTGGTGAACCTTTTCTCGTGTCTCATCATCCATTAGAACGGCTATAGCGTCCATTTTTTCTTGTGTTATTCTCATATTTGCACCCCTTTAATCCTCTTCACAATCCTCTATTCTGTAGTTAGGCCTCATCCCTTGAGCTTCCCACACAAGATAATTTTTCATATCGTCAATATCTTGTATCTCCGCCCATTTGTTATGTTCCTCTTCAAGTTCTGCGTTTGGCTCAAACCACGCTTTGACCTCTTCAAAAGTCTTTGGCTTACTATATTCAGCTCTATTGTCTGCGTCAACTATTCTGTATTTCACACTCTTTATACCTCCAATTATTGATTTTTTGTTATCTATTCGACTTTGAATTTATCCAGGTATTTATCAATTAACTTGTCTGCACGGCCCATATATCCAAGTGCAAGACTTTCAGCCTCTTCGTAGCTCAAGCCGTCCAACTTATACGTGCTATCGTCTGCCACATCTTCAACCGGCTCAAAGCCAATTACGGGCAAATTGCAGCCACTCAAGCAATTGTTAATACTGTTAACGCTTGTCTCGCTTAATAAATCAACTATAAGCGGATAATTGCCACTTTCGGAGATAAAAATATCCCTTTTGTTGTCGCTTAAAAATTCCTTTTGAACTCTTAGCCACTCAATCGCTTCTTTTTGTTCTTCTGTCATCAATTTAAATTTGCTCATGCTTTATCTCCTTTCGAACTTGTTGACTTGTTACAAGTACATTATATGTATTAGTGCTTAATTTGTCAATACCTTTTTATACATTTTGTGCTTAATCAATCAAGCCCGGAATTTTGGAATTTAGATTAAAGCACTTAATTATAATTATCGCATGCAATAATGATACATCTTTAACTAATCTTTTCCTATATTTATAAAAAATTGCGTCCGGGATTCCTGTTATCTGCTCAAAATCCGCATACCTATAGCCTTTTGAAAATAAAATTGCAATCTCATCGAGAAAACTATTAATTGTTTTAGTTGCTACTTTTTCCGCCTCGCACCTCGTTAAATTATCCGCAAACATTGCATATATTATAATATAATTACGTAAGCGCGGTATTCTTGAGCCGTTAGCATATGCGTTAATCGATTTGTAATTTAATTTTTTTCGTGCTGCAAGTTCTTTGCAGGTTATGCCCTCTTTATTAACATTATAATTGATGAGCTGTGATATTTTTGCAGTTATTTCTTGATTCGTCATTTTACACCCTTACCACTATATATTGGCGCCTTATATGTAATATGGTTATTTCTTCATTCTATCCATTTTGTCAAGTTCCGATAAAATAAGTTCTCGGGCAAAAGCACTTGTTTTTAGTCCGTATGCATTTATTCTGTCTATTGTTCCCAAAGGCAGAATAATATTTATTCTATCTTTATTTTTCATGCACTTTTTGACGGCTTCACGATTTTTCTGTGCCTGTATTTCCTCTATATTATCCATTTAATACACCTCTTTTCTACATTTATTTATATTATTATATTATAAAATGTGCTTAATATCAATATATTTTTAGTGCTTAATCAAAATGCACAAAAGCAGTGTGAGTATTAGTGCTTAATTTTATGTATTATGTCAATTGTATTAGTGCTTAATGTTTGATATACTTTAGTCAAGTCGAAAGACAAGGAACAAAATAAAAAAGCCTGTCGCAGAGCTACCGACCAAACGACAGGCACCAAACAAAATAATATGAAAGGCGCGTATATTATAACATACGTGGGAAAAGGTGTAAACCATGAGAAAATTAAATTGTAAAGAAGTTAATGAGGCATTAAAAAAGGAAATTATGGACAGTTACGAGAGCGCAGAAGAATATTACACATATGACGGCGCAGAGATGAAAACAGAATATAACGACATCTGCAAGGATATTTTAGAAGCTTTCAAGCGTGAAAAACTTGACAATGATTTGAGATATGAGGCCGGCAAAATGAGCCGTCAAGACTTGTTTATTGACTGGATGCAAGGCCTCCCGACAGCGTTCCCGGTTGCTGATGATATTTTTTTAGGTTTTGCAACTGAATGGTTAGGAAATATCCTAGATGAGACAGAGACAGAAAAGCAGAAATACAGTGATAGCAAGGCAGAACGTACCTCATGCTTGATATTATACAGAGAGCTAAACAAGCACGCACAAAAAGCAAATTAGAGGGGGCGTAAATATATGAGATATAAAATTGAAAAAATTGCAAAAAGAAATAATTTAGACTATAGCGTTGTAAACTTCGATGGTGGCTTCAAGGGCTATGAATTTAGTGCCACTAGTTACAACGAAAAAGCTTTTTTAAAGTCTCTTTTCAGGGCAAAAGATTTATATATAAGAGGCAATTCCTATAGTTATTATTTCACCGTAATGTATTTAGATGACTATTTGAGCCTCAAAAAGTTCAGTCAAATGGTTCCTAAACTCGTAAATATGTTTTGTCAGGCATTGCACGACGGCAAGACACCAACGGAGGCCAAAAACATGCAATTACATTTTTGTGCGTTGTGCCCGGAATATTTCCCAGCATATGAAAATATTTACAATGAAATAGCATGGATTTAAGGGGGCACAATATGAGAGATTTTATCGAGCTTTTAAAGGCTTTCGGGCTTTTTGTGTCGTGCCTTGTTATTGGGTATGGCGGTTTGTTTTTATTTTTTTATTAGAGAGGTGGACAAAATGAAAAGGAAGACATATAACAATATTATAAAGGCGAGTAAAATGATTATGAAAAAAGGCTATGAACAGAAAGAAGCGCAAGAAATGGCTTTACGGATTTTTGAAAATATGGAACAATTAAAAAATGGAATGTCTGCGGAGTGGTTTATTGAAAAAATCGCTCCGAAAAATTACTTTATGGAGGTATAAAATAATTTATGAAAGTTAAAGAATTGATTGAGGAATTAAAAAAATGTGATTCGGATGATATTGTTATGTATAACTTTGAGAATGCCTTTACAAATGACAATCTTGAAAGAATGCACGACTTGCAAGAACGACACGAATGCGAGTTTGACTGCGGGATTGATGATGTGGCGATTGGTTCGGGAACTCTTAAAGGTTTTGTGTTTTTGCGTGAAGACTTATTGGAAGAATAAAAGCATTTAAGGCGGAGTAAATCCGCCCTTTTTGCTTGCTGTGGGTTCCAGCCGGTGCAATTCCGGCTATTAGCTTTATATATAAGGCTTTCAGGTCTTATATTATCAATTTAATGTATTTAATTTATAGGTGCTTTTATACAGCTTTACGGCTGTATATATTGTACTCCGTCCGCGCGTCCGGTAAATAATCGCGCCAAGAGGTTTTGCAAATGCCTTTATATTTGCATCAGGCTCAAGAGGTGCAACGCCTGGACAAATAATTGTGTGCCCTTATAGGTGCTTTGCGTTACCACCTAATAAAAACAGATTAACGCACGACAGACCGCGAAAAGGTCAAAAAACAGTTTATAAACCATGTACCAAAACAGAAAAGAGGGTTGATGGATGAACGATAACGAACTAACCACGCTTGACGCTGTAGAGCGTGAAATAAGAGCGCGCTACAGCGGCAAATATCAAAGCGCGCCGGAATATCAGGCAAGCGAACGAGAGACACGCAAAGCAATAACAGATATTTTTAGAGCTGTCGCAGAGTCGGGCGCGTGTGACGATGTTACTGCGCTTATTAGTGGCAAGGAATACCGCCGGACGGCTTTTACTAACTATCTGAATCACAAAAACTATATAAGCCCAATAATTAAGGCTTGTTATAGATAGGGGGCGTATTATGTCTAATTATGAGTATTTAGGGAAAAAAGAAATATATAAGCGCGTTCAGGCGCTAGGCTATGAAATGCCAAAAATAAGTGACTTTGATTATATCAAGTACGATTGTATAGAATGGATGGAGTCACACGAACTAAAAATCACAGTTCAAAGGGGCGGCGAATGGTTGCAAGTTGTAGAGAAACATGCACACGTTCACCCGGTCACACTGTTTTGTGACTACGTGGCTGGAAAATATATCACGCGTTATCATTAGGGATATTTTATATCTCTTTTTGTCGTGCTTAAAATCAAGCGTGCAGCCGTTGAAACTGTCGCAAGTTATCCGGCTATAGTTCCGGGGCATATGTACATTGACAAATTAATAAAAATATTCTATGATTTTACGATATATACATTTAAGCCGTGTATTTGACGTTTTAAGGGCTTTTAAGCGTGTTAGCGTGGATTTTATCAAGTGCGCTAAAATGCGCCACAAAACAAGCCGTTTACAATGTCTAAAAATATAATTATAGCATTGCGAGCCGTCAAGCCGTGGCAAGTTGTGCCGGGTGCAATATCTAACAAGTCAGGCACACCAACTCATGGAAAATGTTTGAATTTTCAGAAAACTTCACTCAATTAAAGTGTGGTGCGAGTTCTTTGCAAGTTCTCGACAAGTTTTTGTAAAATTTTGCGAACGGATTTTTGAAATTGAAAAAGTCAAATGTAGGGGGGTGCTTCTCGAATCCTAAAATTTTTTGGATTTTGAATTTTGAATCGCCAAAAAGTAAATGCTCTTAGCACTGTAGTCACTCTCTCCTAGTTTCTCAATCAATTTCTGCCGCGTCATTTCCGGATTAGTCCGGTGTATGTATTCTAATAGTCTGTCTATTTTATCCATATTTTTGCTCCAATAAATTAAATATTTTGTCAGCCGTGTATACAATATTCCGTCCGTACAAGCTCATAAAGTCTGCGATTATTTCCTCTGTCTCTATGTCAATGTCGCAGCCGTATGAAAATGAGTACACATGCACTAGCTCGTGGCATAGTATCTTGTCGGCCATGTAATCAGACACATTATCAGCTATCGTTACTGTCTTGGTTGTATTATCGGTCACTCCCAAACTAATTGTGCCGTCAGACCGCCTTAATTCGCTTGATGTGGGCTTTTTAAATTGTATGTGCCACATTGTACCATTAACATTAATAAACATCTGTATGCTCCTTTCTGAATAAAGCAAAAGCCACTAACCGAATATCAGCTAGTGGCTTTTTACTAGAGAAAGTAGTGATTATCTATTTCTCCGCATTTCTTTTCCCCATTATAAAAATAAAAATCTTCGGCATCAAATTGAAATATGCCAAACAATGAGTTCTTGCTAGATAAATACTTTATTCCGTCTTTATCTATATAATATTGAGTGACCTCATTATCAATGGGGCTGATTATCAAATCTCCATTTTTAAGGTTGTTAAAAGTTCCTATTTTTTGTCTTTTCATGAATAGCCTCCGTTTTATCCAAAAGTAAATGTATTCCTCTTCTGATGGCTTCACCTTTTGTGAAATTGTGCTGTTCACAATAGGCTTTCAACTTTCTTTCTGTTTCCTCATCAAGTCTGATACTAAATCTGCTTGATTTCGGATTGCCAACTTTAGGTCTGCCTGCTGGTGACATAAACATCACTTCCTTTCTTGTCACACCTTTATTATATTTATGTCACACCATATTGTCAAGCATTATTTTAAAATATTTTTCACTAGCCAATATTCAGTTATCAATGTGCAAAAACAGGCTACGAGCATTACTACCCATAGCCTTAATAATTACAGTTTTGACGCAAGATTGCTCATTTTGGTGCGCAAAAGGTTACGTTCATCGGGCGTCATGTCATTTAAAAGCTCCGATATATCTCCGCTCAATTCACGGATATACATATCAAGGGCTTTCATTTTATGCTCTTTATCCTCTGTAGAGGCTCCTTTGTGCATTTCTTTTGTCTCGGTATAATGTCTCTTTGCTCTGTCGTAATTGCTTTCACTCACATGTGGTGCAATCGGTTCAGAGTAGTACATCTTACCTTGACTCTTATCCATGTCACGCATATACTCCATGTCGTTGTAGTTTACCGGCATATGATAATAAGGCGGTTCCGCATATCCTCTACGCGTTCCACGGCCTTTAGGGGCAAATCTGCCATTTGCATAGCGATATTGGTCGTAATATCTTCTGCCACTTTCTTCGCCATATTCTGCCTTAAGACTTCTTAGGAGTTCTTTGTCGTACTCTTCTTCCTCTTCATCAGCCTTTTTCATAGCCTTGGAAATTATTGAGTGATACTCGGCTTCTGCAAGGTCTTTAATCATATCCACGACTTCGCCCATTTCGGAAGTGTCAACATTTTCAATGCCCTTTTCAAACTCGCTGACGGCTTTCTCTGTAAGACACTCTTGCATTTTGTGCATTCTTTCAATGTGCATACTCTCACCCCCCTACGCTTCACGAACAGCAATTAAGTTACTATTCTGTACTTCGATAGCCTGTGTCGATGTATTCTGCACCGCTACAGTACTGCAACAGCCACAAGGTACATCAACGTATGCCTGAGCCGAAACGTTAAATAAATTTTGTACTGCTGCCGGTGTAACTATCATTCGTGTTGACTGTAAAGGCTCTCCGTCTACTGCAATGGCAAGTGATATAGCTCCAACTGTACCGCCTGTAGGTATCTGAATGTTGCCACTATAAGATACTAAAAATCTAGCCTTGCACTGATTTGTAATACCTCTTAACTTGATAATTCCGCTACCCTGTCTGTGAACTATACATTTAGTTCCACATACCGGTGTTTCTGTAAATGCCACATCTTCTCCGGCCGAAACAGTCTGTAATGCAATTCCTGTTATTTCCATTATCTTTACCTCTCTTTCACAAAATAAGGGCAAACATTATAGTCTGCCCTTGGGTTATAAGTAATACTGCTTAGCAGACATAATCTCGACTAACTCTCGACTAAACTTGGACTAAGCCTCGACTAAAAATGATTTTTAATCGGTTTAGATTGAGTTAAACTCAATTAAGATACTCAATTATTCATTTTTAGCAATTACAGCCGGTATTGCAACCACAGCCATATGCATAACCATAAAGGTTAGAAGCCGGGAATGATGGTACCGGTGTAGGTCTTACTGCATCAATAATCTGATTTGTCTGCGCTGCCATTGTAGTAGTCAGAAGTGCGTTCTGTCTATCCTGTGAAGCTGCTCTTCTCAAATCGTTATTCTCTGCCTGTAAGGTTGCAATCTTGTCATTTGTCAGGAAGTCAAGAATTGCTCTTGTTCCTGCCTGCTGGCTGTCAATAATATCTCTTGTATTATTGTTCATTGTGTTCTGTAAAGCACAAGTGTTAGTAGCCATGTTGTAGTTTACACCTTGGATGGCTTCTCTTGTCTCGCAGCAGCAGTTAGCAAGCTGTGACTGTAAAGCATTGGTATTCTGCATATTAGCAACTGTGTCAGCGTTTACCGCCTGTTGTATGCCGTAGCCGGTCTGCATGATATTTGTGTTAATACCATTAAGACCTGTGAGCATACTGCTGTTCATGGCATAAAAGCCGTCACAAAGTCCGTTGGAAATGCCATCTAACTTGCTGATAACTGCCTGATTGTCAAAACCTCTCTGAATTTCACTGCCGACACCACCATTAGTGCCACCGAAACCACCAAAGCCGTTACCCCAGCCCCCAAATATCGCAAATACTACGATAAGGAACCAAAGCCATGAGCCGTCATTCCAGTTATTTCCGTTGCTTCCGTCCAAATTCGCCACAATAGGTACGCTTGGACAATTTCCTGTGTTGAACATCTGTTTTACCTCCAAAATTTATTTCATAAAGAGCCGTGCGCACGTTCTCTCATATGCTATATCCCAAAATTACCTCTAATCTGCTTCATTACATCATCAGGATTAATGCCTTTTTCCTTGCATAGGTTCCTTGCCATTTGCTCGATTCCCTTGCTGTTTCCGCTTTGAGCCATGCTCATTGCATTCTGAATCATTGGATTTCCCATTACGCGATTATTGCTCATCATCTGTTGTACCATTCCCATTACATTCATGCTTTTTCACTCTCCTTACTTTGTGTTCGTGGAGTTTTTCTTTGTGCTCCTAAAGATAATTGCTCAATCTTCTCAGATAGTTCGTTGAGCTTTGCCATAATACCCTCTGTGGCTTTCTCTGATAGGTCAAATTCAAGTTTTTCCGTGTCGCCTGATAAAATGTCTGTCTTACCATTTAGAACCGGTTTAAAAGTCAATGTGCGTATTGTTCCGTCAGCATTCCAGCTCTTGGCATATATCTCTGTTAAATCCTGTTTTGGGAAAAACGCTACACTGCCATCCATTGGCACCTCGTTGGGATTGATAGTCTCAACTGCCTGTACTACTCTGCCACTTATGCCTTGTGTTGGCTCAGGCTGTTGGTATCTCTGATAGCTCGCCATTGGGTTGTACTGATACGCTCCATAATTAGGTGTATAATTCATCATTGGTTGCTGATACGGCATGTTCATTTTCTCTTTCCTCCAAGACCTCTTCGATTGCTTTAATGACAAGGGATAATGTCATTAGGTCGATTTTCTGTAACTCGCTTTTAGCAAATATTTGTTCTCTTACTTCATCGTCAAACATAACATCATCTCCTTATGCCTAAATTGTGGCATAAAAAAAGAGAAGAGCATTTCCATGTTCTTCTCATATTTGTGTCATATAATGGCTTTTCTATATACAATTTTTACTACACACTTTTTGGGGTGGTTACTACACAGTTACTACACACTTTTCGCATTAAAATGCATTAAAATACATAGAATTTTATATTTTTTACGATTTTACGAAAATCCCGCAGACCCTTTATTTTCTTAGGATTGCGCCATTATTTACGAAATCGTATGGCACTCCTTGATATACATAATAATTTTACCAGTTTTAGTACAAAAATGCCTTACGAGCGTTGATTTTTCAACATTCTGTAAATTGAGAGTGTGTACTACTACACACTTACTACACACATTTTCTTCTATATTCTATGATTTTGTTGTCGGTGCTAACGATTTTTTCAATGTCAGCAAACGACTTTTCAGGTGTAACATGTGTATACAAGTCCATTGTCATTTTCAGTGTTGCATGACCCAAATATGATTGAACGACTTTCGGCTCTATCCCTGACTCAAAACATCTTGTCGCAAACGTATGTCTAAACGTGTGACCGCTAAAAAATGGAAATTCATCGTCACTGCTCTTTGTATCATTTATCCGTCTTACAACTGAACGTATAGAGTCGCTATATATAACCGAATTAATTGGTGTATTGAACCTTGTAACAAACAAATATTCGTTCTGTTCTTTAGGTCTGCGTGTTGAAACTATCTTTTTAAGCTCAAATTGTTTAGTTAGATATTCTTTGCACACACTGTTAATTGGTACGTGTCTGTAGCTCTGCTTGGTTTTTGGCGGCTCGACATGAAATGTCTTGCCTTTATCTTCAAGGTATTTCTGATACACAAGTGTCTTATTAACATCAATATACCCCTCGTCCATATGTATATCTGCAATCGTGAGTGCAAACAGTTCTCCTGGGCGCAAGCCTGTATTAACCGCCACATTATACATGTTGTCGTAAAACGTGCCCTTGCACGCTTCAAAAAACTCGTTCTGCTGCTCTACTGTCAATGCAAAAGCATTAACTTCCTTGTCTGCTCTCAACTTTACACCTTTCGCCGGATTCTTAATCATCAGGTCATCTTCCATAGCTCTACTGAACATGTCATTTAAAATAACCTTGATTTTGCTCTGTCTCTCATACTTATAGTTATCGTCAGAAGCTTTGTCGATAAGTAACTGCACATCTGACTTGCGAATAGATGTTATTTCATGGTTTCCTAAGTATGGTGAAATGTTCTTCCTATATATATGCGTGTACTCCCTAATGGTATTGGGGCGCACTCTCTTTTTCTTGTATACATTCATCCACCTGTCAAACCACGCATCGAGGGTAATGCTGTCTCTAACACTTGCGAATTGTTGATTGTCGGTCACTGCTTTACTGAGTTCTTTCCGCAGTTCTGACAACTTGCTGTTGTAAATTGTCTTGCTCTTGCCGAACCTATCTTTATATCTGCCCTGATAAAGTCCGTCCTTGCGCTGGGTTATTCCGACTCCCAGCTCTTTTCCTCTCAAATCCTTTCCCATGCTGATTTATGGCTCCTTTCAAAATCAAAAGCCATTATATGATAATTTCTATATTACTACATAATGGCTTATAATTCAATATATCTATATACTATCTGTCTTTTCGAGATATTTCTCAAATTCCTTGCGCTTGACTAATCGCTTACCTCTCCCGACAAAAAGTACAAAAGGGCACGAGGGATTATTAAGCATATCATTGATTCTGTTAATTCCGATATTGCTGTATTCAGCGGCCTCATCAATCGTCAGCGTTACCTTTTCCCATATTGGCACTTTGTTAATCATTGCCTGACTCCTTTCTATCTTTTCTTTAATGTCTGCTACTCTCCGGGAAGTGGTTGTTTTCGAGATTAATAGTCTCTGTGATACCTCTTCAAGGCTTTTATCAGCAACTAGCAACTCAAAAACTTCCGCTTCCTCATCGGTGAAATTGGCATTTTTTAAAATTTCTTCAAGTTCCGGTCTAGTCAGCTTTGAAAACTTCATAGACCTATCTCCTATTCTTCGGTTTTGTTTGCACTGTGTATACAAGTATTTGAGTATCGGCATGAGCTGTTGCACGGCTTGTTGTCCTCGTATACACATTGTCTTTTAATCGGTTCTATATCACTTATAGTTCTGCTGTTCATCTTATCATCACTTCCTTTTTATACTGCTCTGCCATATATTGTCCGTAGCTCATGCCCTTACTCTTAGCAATCTCGCAGATTTCCGCAAGCTTGTTTTTCTTAACAGGCTTTCTTTTGAGCTTTTTCTTTTCTCTTATTTTTCTTAATTCTGTAGCTCTCTGCTCTCTATGTGCTTCACAACACGTATTTTGGTTAGCTGCGGTCGGTGTAAATGTCTTGCTACAGACTACACATTGAATTGGTTTGTAGTGCTTCATTGCTATCTCCTTGCTTGATATTCAGATTTTTAAACATAGCGCACATAACATCTACCACAATCGAGTTGCCGAATTGCTTATACAGTTGCGTGTTACTGTTTACTGCTGCCATTTTGTCAATATCTTCATCAGATACACCCATCAGTCGTCCACACTCCCTCGGTGTTAGTTTTCTGATACGATATTGCGTAGCAATATGGCTATTCGCATATCCGTGTGTACCGGCTACAAGATTAGCGGATATGCCATTATCAGAAATAACTGTACCGCATTGGGAACCATTGCTTGATATTTGACCGACTTTTTGGATATTATTTTCAAGCAATAAATTATCTTTCTGAACGCTCGTCAAGCAATTACTTGTACCTTGCATATTCACCTCTAATCTCTGCTCTGTCGGGCTTCCCGCAGTTCTATCTGACGGATTATCAGGATTTCTGCCACGCATAGCAACTATCTGTTTATCAACAATCATCGGTTCTCTCATCCCCCCCCTTTGCATAGTCGTAAGAGATGGAGAAATATAGTTTTTATCCCATACATTTCCAGCAAAGCCGGTTCCTCTATCATCTCCGTACAAATTTCCTAATCTTCTTTGTTCCATTAAAACAACTCCTAAATCATGGTTTTCAGCTTTTACGCATCTTGCAATCGGATATACACCTCTTTGAAAATCTGCTGTTACTCCGGTGTATATACTGCCTATTACTTCCATTCAATCACTCCATTACTTCCATAATTATCAAGGCCTTTATAATCTCTTGCCCTAAGAGTTACGGCTACATCAATCTGTTTTTCTGCTGTCTCTCCCATATCCTTTAACAACCAAGTTTCCATCTGACCGCAAGTTTGATATTCCGCAGTCATATCTTGCCTTGATACAGTTCGCAACTTCTCTCTGTTGTGGCTTATTGATTGTTCCGTCAACGCAAGTCTGTCTGTCTGTCTGTCTGTCTGTCTGTCTGTCTGTCAAGATTGTGTTGTGGTAATGTGCCGTTGTCAATAAGCTGTTTTATCAGCTTGTCAGCCTTTTCATTGTTGATGTAATACTTTTCATCTACATTATCCTCAAGATAGTCTTTTAACTTCTTTTTGAGTGGTATAGGTTGTGGGAAATGGTAATTGTACTCACCCAGGAATGAAAACATAAAACATCTTTCACGATTTTGTGCTACACCATAATTTTTAGCATTTAAGTCTTGATAGTAATTTGTGTAACCAAGGCTTTCAAGGAAATCTAGCCATTTTCTAAAGTCGGGCATATTATCCTGACTATGTACTTGTGGCACGTTCTCCATAAACAAAATCTGTGGCAATTCTCCGTTACTATCTCTAATTTCTGTTAGTATTCTCTCAACTTCCCACAGCAGACCACTTCTTGTGCCACTGCCCTTAGACATTCCAGCTTGCTTCCCGGCAACTGATAAATCCGTGCAGGGGAACGAGTAAGTAAGTAAGTAAGTAAAGGTTTCTGTGTCACAGATATTCAAATCTTCTGCATGAACCTTTGTTATGTCCATTGTGGGGAAATCCGTGCCATGCACTGCGTTATAGCTTGCTATGGCATACTTATCAAACTCTACAACTCTGTGGTGCTCAAATTTAGCACCTATTCTCTTTAGTGCCATTGCCTGGCTTCCGTAGCCGGTCAGCCAGCAAATAACTCTATAAGACGTATTGGCTTTGTGACCTTGATAGGCTCTCTAGTTATGTCGAATAATGTTATCTGCTGCATTTCATCACTTCCTCTCTGTATTTCCAACCATATCCACCGGCATGATTTCTCAATCCTTTACACACCGCTCTGATATTTGAGCTAGTTCTCATATTATTTTTTCTTGTTGCTTCCGATATTGAACTATATTCAGAAATAATTTCTTTTGTGTTCAAATCAATTTTTAATACAGCTCTACAAGGCCTACCGGCATGGTACTTTTTTCTGTCTTGTAATCCCATCCTGTATGCGTGTAATTGGTTTTCCGAATTATTGCACCATTCAAGATTTTCAATCCTATTGTCCGTTTTAATGCCATTGATATGATTCACTTGTGGCTTATCAAAAGGATTTTCAATAAAAGCCATTGCAACCAATCTATGCACTTGTTGCGTTGGCAATGCTTGAATGTGAGTGATAACATGGTATCCCTTTTTGCTAATTGATTGCTTAAGCGTTTTGCCATGCTTTATATAATATCCTTTTCCATTCCATATCTGTCTGTCTTTAGAACGAACATTGCCAATATTGGAAACTTCATATCCAACGCAATTTGGTATGTCTTTCCATATTTCTTCCATTTTCTCTTACCAAAAGGAAACCTCGGTTTTATGTGCGCACAACCTATTCCTTTCTGATAAATTAATTAATGTTTAATATTTTCACTACACCACTGCTCTTGTATCTCATCATCAGTCTTATCTCGTCCGTAGATGTCGTACCATGCAAACGCTACCTCTGTCAGACCGATTAATCCGAATATTATGAGGGCAGTATATACTGCTGTTGTTATGTTGGTCATTCTGCATCACTCCAGTCTAATTTTTGGCCACAATTCCAGCAAAACATTGTATTCTGCCGTTCGTTCATGTATTTTTCTAAACATGCATTTCCACAAGTAGGACATGCATAAGCATATACTCTTATTAACATACCTCTGTACGAATCGGTTTTTTCTCGGTTTCTTCGATACCTGCTTTTCAAGTGCCTGTATTGCTATTCTCATTGCTTCTGCAAGCTCATCTTTAGTTGTATTTAGTGGCATCCCTTGGGGGCTACTAAAGGATGTTGCAAAACCAATAGTATTACAGATTTTAATTGCTTCACTCTCTGTCATATTATATCCTCCTCATATCTATCCTCGTGAATTTCCCTATCCTCTTCGTGGGAATAAGCTCTTTTACAATGTGTGCAAAAAGCTAAAAGTTCCTTTATGTTTGTACTTTTCTCATATTTGCAACCGCTACATAGGCTTGGTTCTTTATTATTCTTTTCTGTCATGCTATCCCTCGCTTTCTAATAACTCTGCATTGTCAAAGATGTTTCCGACAACTTCATATTCAGTATCATATTCAAGCCTGTGCTTATAATATTTTTCGTTAGGAATTGTACATATAATTTCAAAATCTCCAAATGTTATAAGCACATTCCCCTTGCTATTATTTATTTTTACAATGTCATTCTCCCAAATCAGCTTGCCGTTCTTATCTTTCAAGCCGGTGCATTGGCAAATAGTGGTCGGGTCTACTTTGTACCATCCGTCTGTCTCTCCGCTAGAATAAAACATTGTGTTAGGTTCAAATATTATGTGTGCTTCTTCACAATCCGTAAACACATCTAAGCCTTTTGCATAATATCCTTGCACCCATTCTCCGTTATCAACTCTCTTGGCCTTGAATAAGTATCTATCTTCCATGCTCATCACTTCTTTCATATTTTTCCTAATCTGTCGTACCAATTCCCACGATAACAATTCCAATAAAAATTATGAAAAAAATTAATTTACTCATAAGTGTCCTCCTATTCTGCTTCTGATTTAAGCCAATCTTTCCAACATTTAGAGCATTCTGTTTTTTCACAACAGCAATCACACGGAACATCTGCATACTGTGATGAAATGCCATCTTCTCCGACAATATCTAAAAAATCTGCTAACTCTTCATCCGACATGTTCCTTATCATGTCGGCATTTGTTGTTGTGAATTTAGATGAGGTAATCTCCATCGTCACGTCCGTAATAAGTCCATCTCCATAACCATCTAACTTTACATTTTCAATACTGCCAGCAAAATTACCATTTAAAGATAAATTCAACATTCTCGGTTTTCCTGTAGCACCACCATATCTATTTCCTTTTGTATCAAGAATTTTTATCAAATCACTAACTGTCACAATTTTCACTTCTCGATTCTCCTTTCTGCTATCACATCTGCAACAAGGCTCATTATCTATTGAATTGCCGTTCTGCTGGCAGTTACAAAAAATCTTTGCTTCGCTATCATCAAATGCTTTTAAAAACATTTCAGCAATTTCTTTCTCATATCTACCACGCATACCTTTGCAATCAATATCCGCAATAACCCTTGAAAAGAAATCTTTGAATTTGTCAGCAATATAATCTCCTGTGAAATCTTTAGGTATGTCAATTACTACTTTCATCTTCTCCACCTCTCAATTCTTTCAGTTTTGCTTCGGCTTCTGCTTTTGTGAGGAATACTGTTTTGCCAAACTGCTTATCATAAAAGGCTATTGAACTATCAGGGTCTGCGCAAAGCAAAGCTTCAATGTAAAACTCGTTTCTCCCTGTTCCTAGTGTACTGTGGTAATCGACTCGGATAACCCTGTACCTCTCCGCTTCACCACAACCCAAGACGCCGTTGACATATACTGTATCTCCCACCTTGCAAGGCAACTTGATAAGTCTGCCCTGTTCCTCTAAGTCCTCATAATCAGCAAGTTTTTCAATCATATCTTCAACAAGTCCGCAATGACAATCACTGTTATGACATGCATCGCAATATGAAGTATATACTGCGCAAGAATTTTCTCCATAGTCTCTGTTTGTTAATCTCTCCATTACTGCTCCTTGTCCGGAAGCTTAGCCAGCTCCCATGGTGTACACCTATCGCCAGTCCACGATGTTGTTCCATTACTCCAAGCATAAACGCTCCCATTCTCATATTTCGCAAAATATCTTTTACCCCACTCGGAAAGACTGTTATCTCTTACCAGTATTGGTGTATCAACTGCAACTTTTGACCAGTCAACAGGCGGTTCAACGTATTTACTATTCGCCCATTTTTTTCTTGCGCCTATGCAGTCAGCATCACTAAAACTAAATAAACAATCTCCACACGCTAATTTATAGCACGATGTCGGCTCTAATGTTGCTTTGTTAACTGCTATTTTGCCACCGCCACAAGCAATATCCAAAATCTGTTCTGCAAATTTCTCTCTATTTGTCATTGTTTGATACTCCTTTCCCAATTCAATATTCAAATTCTTTGCTTGAAATAAATTTTACAATTTCTCCATTTTCGATAATTACAAATTCTGCATAGAAATTGTCTATATTGTCTTTCATAGAACACTCTACATATTCGCCACGTTTATCGTCATATTTCTCAAACCATCTTTCCACTCCATCATCGCAACTCGTATTTTTAAATACAAAGAATGGATACTCGCTTTCGTCAAGTTCTAAAATGCTGTCTGCAATCTCATTAAATCTTTCGATGATATGTTCTCTTTCAAGAGGAGACAGTCCATCTTCGCTCGATTTATCGTAATCTGTATTCTGTTTAACAAATTTTCTAATACTATCAGAAACAAGTTGCCTGTCTTTCGTGAAGAATATCTGTTGATTTGCAAGTTCCCAACAAATTCTATCTGCCGTATTCTTGCAGATATTTACCTCGTGATTTGTTCGCTTATGTACCTCTCCTGTTATGTCTGATATAATGCTTTTCTTAAAGCCGAAAGGTGTTGTAATAAACTCGGGGATATATTTATCCGGAAGAATTCCCATAACTATAGGTGAGAAAAGCCATGAATTTTTAAAATCGCAAATAGCCTCTCCCGTGTAATCTCCCTTAATTCCAATCAAACTGCTATAACTCATACGTTTTTTGCTCCTTTCCCATAATCCGGCATATGCTTAAATCTCTCATATGCCTTATTGTCTCTATGCGTTTCCATGTAGGCTTTTTGTCTATCGTCTCTCATCTGCTTTATGTGAGCATTTTGAGTACTGTCATTATCCCATGCGTAAGTCATTAATCAATCACCTTTATGTACCTTTCGTCAACGTAATTAACTTCATCGGCAAGGCATTGTGCCACCTTTGGCAATGTCAGACCGAATTGATTAAATTTATACAGCGTGTCGATTAAGTCCCTAAATTCTGCGATAAATTCTTTAATTTCCTTAACCGACAATTTAAACATCAGCTTAAGTGCCGTACACGCTAAAACAATGTAGCTGTATGCCGTGTCATTCAAAAGCTGTCTCGTATCGTTTATCGTGAGTGGATTATTCCTCTGATAAATCCTAATCAACTGTTGCATTGGGATTAAATTAATCTCTTTCTGCACATCAATGCCGTATCTCACTTTCAAAAGTTCAGCAAGCGTTTCGGTTTTCATTTCTTTTTCGGTCTGTGCCCTTTCAAGGTACTCATTTATGGTTCTTTCAAGCCGTACAATGCGCTTATTACCAAATCCATGATGTAAATACAGTACATAGTAGCCTAAGTCCATAAAGTCTGTGAAAGACCGCCCTACGAGCTTCCTACGGTTATTGCTGCTTTTCAACGTAACTTTTTCTGATTTTGTCCATGTAAAATCCGGCTCTTTGTGCTTTTTCTTTGGTTTCAGTTTGTTGCTCATATTTTTTCATTCTTTCTTCAAGTTCTCGTTTCGTTCTGCTAAAGCAGGCTTCTGTAGTTTCTTCTGCGACTTTTACAAGCTCTTTACCGCGCCACCGGATAGTTATTTTTGCTTCCTTGCTATTTGTTCTGTAGAACATTCGCAAGTCATATTTCCTTTGCAGTGGTCGGTAAAAATCGTAAAAATCTTTCAAGGCGTCCATTGTGGACTCCTTTCTTTTATTTTCTGCCGTGCCAAGTTTGCCTTTTCGCAAGTCGCATTCTTAACGTTCTGCTGATAGTGTTTTTCGCAGACCTTATATCCGGGCTTTACCGGATTATCACAGAAAAAGCATAGTCCTTGTTCATATCTGCCGGTTCTTTCAGGCATTTTGACGCGTGCTCTTCTCATTGTTTCTCTGCAAAATGTGCAAGTGGTATGCCCCGGGTCTGCTTTCCTTTTACGACAGCGTGTGCATATGCCATTTTTCTTGTCTTTTTCGTATCGTGCTTTTCGCCATGCTTTTTGTCGCTCATTGTATTTTTCAACATCAGTAGCACGTTTCTTTGACATGGCTTCGGCTGATTTTGCCCTACACTCAACACAGCTTTTTTCGTCACCATATAGCAAGTTTTTACCACACCTAGGGCAAACACCGACTGCCTGTAATTTTTTATAAAGTTCTCGACCATATGCTGTACGTTTGCTGTTACATGCCGTACAAACCACACCTTCTCTATCAAGTGGTTTTCCACAAAGCACGCAAAGGTTACTGGCTTTTCGTTCCTCATACCTTTGTCTGGAATATTTGTCTTTTATCATTTTTCGCTAGGAGTAAAGCCGGCTTTAATTGTGCGCACAAACCTCTTTCCTCCTATCTTTTCATCTGCTCGATACGTTCTTTAATTTCTTTTGGCATTGGAATGCCTTTAATCGACTTATTTTGGCTTTTATTATCTTCAAGCGATAATTTTATCGTCTGTTGATTTTTAGAGCTGATTTGAGCCGAATACGAGCTTTTATTGGTACTTTCAATCAATGCCTTTATATCCTTTGGCATTCTTTGATACTCCTTCGCTCGATTAACAACTGTCCTGTAGGTTCTCATAAAGTTTGACTGCACTACGTTTTCAATGCTCTTGCTGTCCGTCAGCGCCCAGTTTCTAAGATTATCAGGACTCCCGACAGCCTTTTGTACAAGTGGTGGTAGCTTGTTAAATTCTTCAACTGCACCATAATAGCCATTTCGTAGTGCCCTGCTAACAAGGAACCACGCTTCCATTTCGTTAAGCTCCTGTGGGGATTGAACCTCATGCAGTTTGTTGATTAACTGTCCAATGCTTGGCGCAAATCCGCTTGTATCGGAATGCACGTAAGTTTTCAATGCCATAGATATTTGACTGTAGCTGTATTCTTCCAACATCATATTCCACACATCTACTGTCTCTGATAAATTGCTCGGCTTGTAATTGGGGTAGCAATCACACATTATGCGAATGATTTTAACTGTCTCGTCTCTTGTCAAGAATCGCCACCCACCTTTAGATGTTCTGCAATTTCCTCAACAAGATTGCTTCTGTCACCTACACCTCTAATTTCCTTGCTAATTGCCTGTGACAGCTCGGAAAGCTCTTCCATGCATACCACAGACTGCATTCCCTCGCCATAATGCTTTATGCTCTTGGAAACTATTGATTTGTCAACATTAATCTCCATTTTTATTTCCTTTCTTTGATGTTTAGTTACTTTCTTTCTACAATGTGTTGCTCCAAACTTAGACTTGCCAACATATTCGTAACAATCAACACATTTCCATTTGCCGCTCTTTTTCGGTGTATCTGAACATCCATAGTATCTATGATTCTCGTTCGGATAATTGTTCCAGCAATGGCAATCATAGTCTTTGTTAGTCATTTTTATCAGCTTTCTTAAAGGGAACTCCTCTAAAATGCTTATCAAGGTCTAATTCTGTTCCGTCAATGTTGCCATTCAGCTTATTTTGGCAGTGACACAATAGTGCTTCAAGGTCGCAAATTCTGCCTGCTCTGTATTCACCGCGAATAAAATCCAAAACCCTATCTACACTTTCCAACCTATATGCAAGTTTATAATCGTCACTACTTTTAAAACAGCTATTGGCAAGCTCTCTGTATTTTTCTGCCTCTGCGTATTTTTCTTTCGCCTTGTTTAAATATTCTTCCGCTTTTGTCATTCGCTTTCACCCGCTTTCAATAAATCCATAAACTTCTCGTACTGTTTCTGCGATACTTTGTTGTGCTTCTTATCGTCTCTAATTTCGATTTTAAGATGTTTTTCAGCGATAGAGGATAATTCTCTTGCCAACACCTTTTTACCTTGCTGTATGCCCTGCATATAGCCTTTAGGTGCTTTTCTCTCGCCTATTGAACCACTAGCACGATTTTCTCCTTGACCGCCTAAACTGACATTTCTAAGCTGATACCCTTTATCAGCATATAGCTTAATGTAATACTTCTCTTCCTCGTCAAGCTGACTTTCGGGAAAATTCAGAAATTCAACTCGCCAACCATAAGGATTTTTCTCTTTGTCGTATAGCTTGTGTTTGCGTAAGCTAAGGTCTATGTGCTGTTCATATCCTACAAGGTGGCTTGCCAATCTGCTAAGCGTATGTACCGCCTGTCCGATATACGCATACTTAAATCCGTTTTCATCTTCTCGGAGCAAGAAGTATATTCCGCTTTTGTCGTTCAGCTTTGGATTCAGCTTCAATAGTCGCTTTTTATTTTCCTGTTCAATCGCCTTGGCTCTTGCTATGTTCTGATAATTCAAGAGTTACCACCTGCCTTTAAATATTCTGCAATTTCCTCAATAAGATTGTTTTCCATTGTTGTCTTTGATTTAAACAAATTCACAACATCGTCAATAGCTTCTCTGTAGCCAACTGCATATCCGTGGCCATATCCGGCTTGCCTGTTTTCTTCTAACATTCTTTCTGAAATGTTAGGTGACATTCTGTGTTCTTTTTCTGCCATTTTTATCGCTCCTTTACACATTATCCCAATCAATGATGCCTTTGTTAGCTGAATGTGGCTCATTGTCCTTTAATGCAAACAGTCCTTGCCAGCAATGGTCTACTGACTGATTGAGTATTTTAACAGCTAAATCATTATCGCCCTTTGAAAGTCTCTCGATAGTATTCATAGCTCGGTGTAATGCCATTTCGGTGCATATTGGCTTTTTGATTTTCTTTCTCATTGTCAGATATTCCTGAAAAGCGCTCTCTAGCATTTCATCATCAGGGTAGTAGACAGTTTTCTTTTTAGATATTGATTTATCAATATCTTTTTCTTTTATATCCTTATCTTTACTACCCTTAACTACACTTACCTCACCTATACTTTCCTTACCTATACTTTCCTTACCTATACTTTCCTTACCTACGGATACATCTTGTATACATTTTGTATCCATTTTGTTTACATCAAGCGTATATGCTTTATTTTTCTTTAACCCCAACATTGATTTTTCTTCAACATAATCAGTAGGTCTGTATCTGTCTGCCTGTATGTAATTGTGCATTTTCCAATGCTTAATCACAATTACACCGCTTTCAAATAAGAGCACAAACGATTTTGCAAGTAAGAGTTTAAAATCATCATCGGAAGCACCGCACATTCGCTGTATTTTCTTAGGATTATTAACAAATCCGTCATCATCAGCATTCATAGATAGGTGGAAGTAAAGCATTTGAGTACTGCTCGGCATATCGAGAAAAGCGTCACTTTCAGTTATTTTTTTAGCAAACATTCTACGTTCTGCCATTTAATTAATCTCCTATTTTTTCAAGTTCGGTTAATGTATTTTAATCTTTTCCCTCGTTGTTTATATTGTTATACCTTTTTCTCAACGTGTTCTGCACCTTGTTCATACCCTTGAAACCACCGACAATAAAAGCTATTTCTGCTCTATTTTCCGTTGCCTTTGTTTCTGCTTCTATATCGTGTAGTCCGTATTCAGCCTGAATAATTTCATTTGCAGTAATTCTTTTCAGAATTTCTTCGCATTTCTTCTTGCTTAAAAACTTCACTCTGTTTTACTCCTTTCAACAAATTTCAGTTTGCCTGTTCAATTTCTACATCAACATCAATATGCAATCTTTTTTTCTTTCCTGTATTAACATCAATACAGGAAACATACCCATTTGTACTCTCCAACAAATGTCCTACTTTGTAAATATCACCCTCAAATCTGAACACATCTCCTTTTCTTAAAAATCCTATCTGCGTAATCATATATCTACCTCCATAAATCCTAATTTATCTTTACATCAAATTCTCTTTTGATTTCAGGATATCTACCAAATTAATGTATAGACAATTCCTTTGCCTGTTGTTGTTATATCAAGTGTTATCTCGGTAGTGCCTTTTTCTTTTAAGTTTTGGATAAAATTATTTACTTTGCCTGTTCTTTTCTCTTACCAGACTGGCATCCTTTCTAAATTTCAGTTTACAACATTAAACACTTTTCTTCTGTAAGTTTGCCACAACTCTGCAACCATAAAGTTCTAACAAATCATGTAAATCAAACTCTTCTAATTCATTCTCATCAGCGATTTTATCGCTATGCACAAGAATCTCATCATCCATCTCGGCTGCATGAATTGTCTGCCTAAGAATACTTAACATAGTATCTACTGCATACTCAAAACCTTTAAGATTATCTTCGTTCATACCACCTGTAAGAGCGTCTTTCATTTTATTCATCTGTTCCTCTAAAAACTTTGGAACATTACAAGCTATAAACATCATTTCTTCATTCATTTTCTTTTTTTCCTTTCTCATAAATACTTGATTTTTTAGGAACTATGGTTCAATAAACAAGCGGTCATGCCTTACCTCTCCACAACGCTGTTTAATTTGCCTAATAACTCATCGTTAATCATCTTAGCAGATATATCAACATGCATATTTGCAATGATTTTTTCAAATTTTCTATCGCTGCTTCATATCCACACTTATATCCAATGTTGTAACAATTCTCAGTAGTTGATTTTATTTCTTCTAAGTATTGTGATTTATCCATAATTGCCGCCTTTCTTTTCATTTACTCAACGTCCTTATATGAATCTGCATTAATAAGCTCCATAAATTTATCTAGTTGCTTCTGTGACACCTTATTGCCCTGTTTATCCTCTCTAATCGTCACAACAAGGTGTTTTTCGATGATATGCGATAATTCCCTTGCGAGGTTCTTTCTACCTTGCTGTACGCCCTGCAGATAGCCCTTAGGCGCTTTTCTCTCGCCTATTGAACCACTAGCACGATTTTCCCCTTGACCGCCTAAACTGACATTTCTAAGCTGATACCCTTTATCAGCATATAGCTTAATGTAATACTTCTCTTCCTCGTCAAGCTGACTTTCGGGAAAATTCAGAAATTCAACTCGCCAACCATAAGGATTTTTCTCTTTGTCGTATAGCTTGTGTTTGCGTAAGCTAAGGTCTATGTGCTGTTCATATCCTACAAGGTGGCTTGCCAATCTGCTAAGCGTATGTACCGCCTGTCCGATATACGCATACTTAAATCCGTTTTCATCTTCTCGGAGTAGGAAGTAAATCCCACTCCTGTCATTCAGTTTTGGATTAAGCTTTAACAGTCGCTTTTTATTCTCCTGTTCAATCGCCTTGGCTCTTGCTATGTTCTGATAATTCAATGTTTCCACCTCTCTTTACAATATCAATTGCCGTCTGCATACCACCCTCCTAATATCTAAATCTCGTAATATTAGCATCATCCGACCAATAGCCAAATGTATCGCTATCACCGTAAGCTTTGACGCTTACTGTAGCTCCGTCCATTCCATCTGCGATAAAATCATCCGTGTAATTGGTAGAGTAAAATATTGTATAAGTCGTATCATATTCTTTCCACGTTCCGTCAGCTTTTGTGATACGCACTCTGTAGGACGTTGCATTTTCAACTTCTGACCACTTGACTGCTACGTAACTGTAGTTAAAATACCTCGATGTGCTCTTGTAATACGAGGCATAATCCACCACCGGAGTAGCGAGGACGCATTTCTCGAGCCAATTTTTTACAGCATTGTTAATAGCATCTTCTAAAGCACCATCGGGCTCGAAATTGATGTCTGGAATCTTCACAGATGGTGGTTTAAGTGGTGGCGTACATGCCGACACCGGTACAGCATTAAAACCCCCCATTGCAATCACACAAGTCATAGCTATTATTGTTCTTTTCATTTTTCTAAACATTGTTTTATCTTTCTTTAGTTTGTCTGCATCAATTAATCCCATACTCACACCTCTTTAATTAAATGGTAATTCCTCGTCAATGCCATCAGGGATTGACATAAAGGAATCTGAATCAGCACTTGGACTGTTTCTACCTATAATTCCATTACTATTGTTCTGTTGATTGGCACGGCTTTCGCAAAATTCGTGTCTTTCAACTACGCAATCATTAGTGTAGATTTTTCGTCCATCCTTGTTAGTGTAGTTGCCTGTCTGCCATCTACCTTCAACGATAATCTTAGTTCCTTGGTGCAAATACTTCTCTGCAAATTCTCCATTCTTGCCAAATGCGATACAGCTAATAAAGTCTGCTGCCTGTTCACCCTCTTTCTTAAAAGTTCTGTCAACAGCTAATGTATACCTTGCTACCGCCATACTTCCGTTTGCTGTCTGCGAATATCTAACATCAGCATCCCTAACAACTCTCCCCGAAATTATCACTTTATTCATATTTTTTTCCTCTTGCTTTCTGAAATTCGTTTTCTAGTTTCTTCACTTCTTTTTTGCCCTGTATGATGATATATTGTGTGTGCCGAATTTGTCATCATACATAAATTTTCAATTCTGTTATCATTTTTTATCCCGTTCAAATGATGTATGCAACAATTTCGTGGCACTTCTATTCCTGTGGCTTTTTCATAAACTACGATATGTTCCATAACGTACCCGCCTTTATCTGCTCTTTTATGTTCCGGCATTAATATTTGTATATATCCTTTGCTTGTTCTCCTAACACCGCCATTCCAATTACTAGCATTTTTACCACTTTTAGCCTTTGACCTGTTCAAAAACTTAATTTCTTCATCTCTCTTTAAGTTAAGCGAATAAGCTTTTTTATAGATTGCCAAAAATGTTTTATTAGGAAATAAGGCAATTAATTCATCATTTGTTGAGCAAGAATATTTATCTTTTAATAAAAGGACTTCCTCCTCGCTCCATTTGAAATTCATAGTCATTATCTCCTTTCTAAAAAGGGCACTCATTGGGATTAGCAAGTAGCCGTTCCTTGTTGCGCTCTGCAACATCCACATTCGCCCCACAAGCAACTTTTTTCATCTTCTCGATAAAACTATCTCTATCAGAATTTTCGCTTGACAGATGGCACATTATGACGTTCTGCAAGCTATCTGAATAATTTGCCTTAACAAAATCACAAGCCGTGTCAATGGATAAGTGACCTCTGAAAACATGATTAGCTTTGCCTGTGTTATCTCTGTCGATTAAATCCTTGTCATAATTCACACCTAAGAGAATGTGGTTTATGTCTCTAAACTTCCACTTGACAACCTCACAATCGGTTATGTAAAGCATTCTTCCCATTTCCTTGTGAGTAATCAGAAAACCGAATATCGGGCAAGGTGTTCCGTCTGCATTGGTATGTGTCCAGTTTCCGTCTATTGTCGTTAAATCAAAAGGCTTTACTGTAAATCCGCCCATATTCATTGATTTACGGCTATCGCCTAAATATGGGGCAAGTATCGGTATTCCCATAGCCTTAAAATCGTTTAATGACTTGCTGTGGTCTAGAGGTGGGTGTGACTTATAATCACACCCTTTATCCCCCTTATATTCCAATTCAAGCCTTTTTTAATTTCCTTAATCGGTATTCCGCAATCAAGGATAAGTGTTTCTCCACTGTTGGAAGTTAAGGTATAGCAATTTCCGGCTGATGATGAGCCTAAACATTTAAGTTTCATTTGCTTATCCTCATAAGCGCTGGATTAACAACACCTTTTCCGCCATAGTCATACTCTTTATTGTGCCATTTTCTCAAATACTCTCCGTATTCCCAGCACTGCGAAAGAATACTAACTGCGCATCCGTACATAAATCCTGTTATGCCCTCTGTGTCTGCTTCACGGCTCAATCTGTCGGCATTATCAGCAAAACACTTCATAACATCATTGCTCTTGTCGATTTCTGCTTCCAACAGTTCAGCCCACCTTTCAGCATAAGTGAAGCAAGCTCTGCTGTATCTGTCACTATTCTTGTCGTACCAATCCTTGTATTCTTTTTCTTTGCCTTTAATAATTCTCATACTCACACCTCGATTTCATCATCCTGTGGGAACTGAAAAATAGCATTGTTAATAAAATCTACTTTTGACGGCTGATTTTCTGCTTGCACAATAACACCGCATTTCTTTAATCTTTCAAATTCCTTTGCCATATTTTCTGAAATATCAACATTCTGCATTACAATCGGCATACCGATATATGCTTCTCTAAGCATTTCCATAGCCTTATACGCTTTCTCTTTGGAAGAGTACTCGCCTAATACATATTTCTCTCCATTGTATAGTGCTATAACGCTCTCCATTGCGTGGCACACAACTGTCTGCTCATAAGGCAAATCAACATTGCCATGCTGTGAAATTACTCTCATATCAGTTCTCCTCACTCTGCATGAACGGCGGCAGCTCCTCTGACTGCTTGTCAGCTGTGTCGGTTGGCTCTACATCAATTATGTTGTCCTCGTCAAAATCTACTGTGTTTGCGTTCTGCTCAATATCGTAGGCAACATCCTGTTCAAGCATTTCATCGTGGCTGATTTCCTCGTAATCATCTTCTTTACCAAAACCGCTATGAGTATTGTTGATAGCTTTGAGAAGTCTGTTCTTAACAGTTTTCATAGCCATCTGGTCTGCGAATTTCTGATGAACTCCGTTTCCAGTCTCCTTATATCCGTATCCCTGTTTCCAAGCGGTCTTTATCTGCGCCATAGTCATAACTTCTGCAATCTTCTCACCATTTCCCATAATCGCTACCGCATAAGCACCAACAATCTTGTCATTGTCGATATTCTCAAAGCTCTGTTCGTGGCAATCAATAATTGTCTTTGCATCCTCCTTGTGGTACTTGAATACATCCCCTTTATAAATAACTGATGCATTAATGTCTTTAAGCCCATATCTTCTAGCAAGACAAGTTGCACCATAAACAGACGGCTGACAGCTTAATTTGCCCGCATAAGCGACTGGGTAACACTGTTTCTTTCTTATTGATAATCCGTCTGTTACCATTTCGATAAGTGCATTTTCAATACTTGCCCTTGTGCAACTCTGTAATACAGGCTTCTTATTCATATCCTGTGTGTCCTGTAAGATAAGCATTGCTGACATAAGCTCGTTTGTGTAGTTATAATCTTTAGGAAATGTCAAGCCAAATTTCTCTTTCTGCTTGATTTTTACAACCATTCCCTCTGTAAAATCTTTTGCTACAAGCTCTCTGCTTTCAGCTTCTTTCTTTTCTGCAACTGCCGTATTCTCTGCCATAATTAATCCTCGCTTTCTGTCTCATCTCTCCATGCTTTAAATTGCATATTCAAATCTTTCACTTTTACCTCAATCTCGTCTACCTCTTCCTCTTGTTCGACTAAATAGCCAACAAGTTCAAGCATATTGTGTAGAACATCTTCCTTTGATAGATTTGTTCTTATTTCTTCCATTTTCCTAAACCTCATTGAGAACCTGAACCGCAAACAGTTCATTGGACGTCTGCTTGAATAAAACTCCGTCAGATATAACTGTATACATATATCCGTCATACTTAAGCTCTACAGTGTGCTTTTTACCGCCCATATAATAATTTCTCTTCTTAATACTCATGCCTATGCCTCCTATAATCCAAGGGTAGTGTCAAAAACTACCCATTTTATTGTTCTAAAATTCTTTTAAAACCTTGAT